ACAGACCTCCTTCGAGGGTGGCCGGCCGGGCCTCGACATCGGTCTGCGTCTGCTGCATCAGGCGCTTCGGGACCTTGTGGACGATGGCGAGGTCGGGACGCGGGCCGTGCGCGGCTCCCTGTACTTGAAGGGGTCGATCCTGGCGTCCCGCCGGGGCGACAAGGACGGTTCGGAGGAGTGGCTGAAGGAGGCACGTGAGCTGGCCAAGCGGACCGGTGAGACCCGGTCCTACGAGCTGACGTTCGGTCCGACGAATGTGGCGCAGCATGCGGTGGCGGCTGCGGCGGATCGCAACAAGCACAGTGAGGCGCTGAAGCTGGCGCGTGATGTGCACCTGCCGGAGGGCTATCCGCCGGGCCGGGCCGGGCACTTCTACCTCGATCTGGCGCGGGCGCAGGTGTGGACTGCCCGACACGATGAGGCGTTTGAGTCGTTGGTGAAGGCGCGGCAGGTGGCGCCGCAGCAGACGCGGCATCATCCGCAGGTTCATGAAACGGCGGCGGCGTTGCGGCGGGCGCGAGCGCAGGTGTCGGATCCTCTGCGTGAGTTCTCTCTGTGGTGCGGCGTCTAGCACGGAAGGCACATAACGTCAAGGGCCCTGGTGTTCACAACCTGTGAACACCAGGGCCTTCCCTTTTGGGCACCATGTGACTGACACCACACGCCGCGCACATGGAGCCGACCATGACCGCCGATCCATCCACCAGAGCCGCCGCCTGGCTGCCGCCCGACTCCCCGTCGGACGCGAGCATCGCCTTACGCGCGGCCGGCGTGCACTGGGACGCGATCCGCGTACCCCTCCAAATCGCCAACCGCACACTGGAGACACTGGGCACCGGCTCCGGCGCAGTCATCTGCGACCCCCGGGAGCCCTGCCTGTACTGGCTCGTACCCGCCGGCACCACCACCGGATGGGACACGCCGCACACCCGCCCCCTCGGAGAGACACAGTACGTAGTGATCCCCTCCGCCGGACACCTCACCCGGCCCGGCCCGCACTGGCTGATCCCGCCCACCGGCTCCCAGTACCTCACCGACCCGGCATTGCTGCGAGGCGCAATAGAGAGCGCCATCGTCGCAGCCCTCGGCCCGCGCGACGGGAGCCCATCATGACGACCAACTCCATAGTGATCCCGCCGGGGCGCCTCGCGGGCGACAAGCGCACAGAGGCCGCCGCCCAGCTGCGCAAGAGGTACGAGTCGGATCCCCGGGCAACGATTCGCTCACTCGCGACGGAGACAGGGCGGTCCTACGGCCTGGTCCAGCAGCTGCTTGCGGAAGCGGGAACAGACCTGCGTTCACGGGGCGGCACCCGCGACAGCTCCGAGAAGATCGAGAAGCGCGACCGGCTCGCCGCCGAACTGCGCCGGGAGTACGAGGCGGACCCGACGACAACGTGCCGGTCCCTCGGTGCCAGCCGAGGCCTGACCGAGAACCGGGTCTACCGACTCTTACAGAGAGCCGGGACGACCATGAGATCAGGGGCCCCCCGTGGTCCGGAGCCGCGCATACGCCGCTGGCGGGCGCCGTCGGAAAGGACTGCACTGTGACGGACAGCAGGGAGCGCTGGATGCAGACCGGCAGTGGCGGGGCGATGGTCGCCGCCCGGGTGGAGGCGGCATCCACGATGGCCACGGCGACACTGCTGGAGCGGTACCGGGAGTACATCGCCCACGGACCGCAGTGCGCCGACTGTATGACCGGCCAGCACTGCGAGACCGCCGTGATCCTGCACGAAGCCTGGCGCGCGGCACGGAGGACCAGCCGACCCCAGCAGGGCGCGCCGTGAACCAGGACTGCGCGTGGTGCCGGGAGTCCACCCGCGAGCCGGTCGCGGTCGGCATCGTCGGCCAGGACACCAGCTCCGGCGGCGTCACCTACGCCTGCCCGACCTGCCGGTGGCTGAACAACATCATGCCCATGGCCGAGTGGAAGCAGTCCGGCGACGGCCGCCCGCAGTACTACCCGGCCAGGCCGATACCCCAATAGACCGCCGCTCGCGCGCCGATATCTCCCACGACGGCGCGCGAGCGGTGACCAGGTGCCGCCCTTCCCCCGTGGGGCGGCCGCCGCTGGGTCCCCAGTCCCGGGCTCGGCGGCAAGGGCCCCGACCGCTGACACGCGCGGTCGGGGCCACTCCTACTCGGCGAGCAGATCCGTAACCGGCACACCACAGGCATCAGCGAGGAGCAGCAGATCAGTGAGGGACGGGACGCTCGTGGCGTACTCCCAGCGATGGACGGTGCGGTGGTCGACACCGATCAGTTCGCCGAGCCGCACCTGGGTGAAGTTGGCGTGGAGGCGGACGTGTCGGATGCGGCCGCCGATGGCCTGCCGGCGGGCGAGCACCCAGTCAGGTAGAGGATCTAGCGGCACCCGCCCAAGCTGGGCTGATCATGGCGCAAAGTCTTTACCTGGCCACGCAAATCTTGTGATCATGGCGGACGCTCTAGCGCCGCCTGCGCTACCTCGTGTTGGGTGTCAACACCTAGGCGCATAGATCACCGTCACAGAACAGCCGAACCTAGCAGGAGGCATCCGAAAACAGCGCAGATACCTTTATCCTCCATAGCCCCATGGCGCCGCCGCAGTTGCCGCCCCGGGGCCATACCCACTGCCCAAAAAATAGAACACACGTTCACTCGATCGTGTGAGATGCCGGTTACGCATCTGGAAATAAGAAACCACACCACCGAACCTGATAGACCACAGGAAGATCAGAAACCTCCTGACGCCACGGATTGGAGCACCATGACCACCCAACTCCAACGCATCAGTGACCAACTCGACGTCCTCACCCAGCTACTGGACATCGCCCTCCGCCAAACCGACCCTGTCGTCAAACGCCGCTGGCTCACCGTCATCAAAAACGCCACGGAAGCCACACGCGCCGAATACGAGCAAGCCACCGAGACCGAACTACGCATCGCATAACCACCCGCCCACAGCCATCACTCTCCCCCGGACGCGGACCGACGCAGCACCTTCACACTCGCCGGATCAAACCCCGGACCGCGCCACGTCGCCGGCAAGATGACGACCCTGAACAAAGCCTGCACCGTCGCCGCCCGCACATCGATAGGCTCCGCATCCCACGCCTCCCGGCCCATCCCCACCATCCGCAGCAGCAGCCTGCGCCGCGCCGACGTGGCCACCTGAGCCCGAAGAGCAACGATCTTCCGGTCGAACGACGCCAACGACCGGGCCACCAGCACAGGATCAACCGCCTCGTGATCAGCCAGATTCTCCAACTGCTCCTGCGATTCCCTCTTGCGGCGCTCCAACGCTGCGATCTCCCCCGCCACGCCCGGCTGTTCATCGTCAGCATGCAACTCGGCAATGAACCGCTTGTCGCTCAGCAACCGCAGCACACGGCCCTCGATATACCGGTCCAGGTGCTCCTGATTGCGCGACACACGCCGCGGGCACCCCGGGGCCCAACAGTGGTAAAGCCGCGACGTCTTACGATTCCGGCCACCCGACGGCTTCACCCGCACCGTGCTGTCACACGTCACACACTCCGCGATCCCCGACAGCAAATGCCTGCGCTCGCGGCCCTGATACAGGTGCGCTTCACTGCTGGACTTGTACAAGGCGAGCAGATCTTCCCAAGTCTCCCGGTCAATGATCTCATCCCACACCGCCTCGTACAGATCGCCATCGTGCTCGATCAACCCGGCGATCCGCGGCGACATCATCAAATTCCGCAACGTCTTCACCATCCACGGATTCCCCTCGGTCGTCTGCGACTTGGCCTCCTCGTTCAGCCACCGCACGACACCCGCCTGCGTCTGCCCGGCCAGGAGCCGCTCGGCGGCCTGCGCCAGGAGCCGCGCCTCCTCGGGTACCTGCTGGTCCGTGTCGTACACCGGGACTTGCCGCACTTCGCCGGTCTGCTGGTCGGTGCGCTCGCGGGTCTCGCCGGTGGGTACGCCGAAGCCGAAGGGCCGCCGGCCACCGCTCGCGGTGCGGCCCTGGATGGCGCGGGCGGCAAAGCCGCGCTTCACACGCCGGGAAATGTTGTCGGACTCCCGGCAGGCCTGCGCGGCTTCGATGCGGAGGATGAATCGGTCGTCGGGACTGTCGAGGTCGCGGGTACCGGAAGGCGACGCGACCCGGACGCCCTTGCTGTCGGCGATGCCGATCAGCCGTTCCAGGTCGTACGGCTGCCGGATGAGGCGGTCACCGTGGTAAACGATGATCGCGTCGATCTCGCCTGCTTCGATCGCGGCGAGCATCGCGTCCCAGCGTGGCCGCTTGCGGTTGCGCTGCCACGCGGAGCGGGAGTTGTCGCGGAAGATGTGCTGCTCGGACACGGGCCAGCCGAGGCGGCCGGCGAGGTCGCGGCAGTCGCCTTCCTGTCGTTCAACCTTCTCGATGGAGCCGTCGGGGGCGTAGCTGAGGCGGCAGTAGATGCCGACGCGCTTAGGGGTGCGGGCAGCTTCGTCCGCGTGGCTTCGAGGGATTCGCGTCGCGTCGACCATGGAGGCGAGTATAGGTGTTTGCTGGGGGTTTAGGTCGATGAACTCCCACTACACACCAATACACGGAGACGCGCCGCCCTAGCCTTGAGCAGCAGGGCGGCGCGTCTGGGGTCAGGCGGAACGGCGGCGTTCATCCTTCCGGTCGGCGCGAAGGATATCGATCATCTTGCGGCGGTTCTCCTCGGGGACGTTCATCTCCCAGATGGTCCGTTCGCGGAGATCTTCAAGATCGGCATAGGGCTCCTGGGGCGTGGGGGGAGCGAGGGGCTGGAGGCGTGTCCCCTCCTTGTAGGCGCGACTGATCGTTCCGGGTGCGAGCCGCAGGGCTTGTTCCCAGGCGGCACGATTACTGCGGCTGATCTCAGTCCGGCCGCGCTCAGTGGCACTGACCGTCGTACTGGTCATGTCGATGCGCTGGGCGAGCGCTTGCTGCGTGAGGTCCAGCTCTTCGCGGCGGTCCGCGAGCTGCTGTCCAACCGGCGGCGTGGGGGTGTCGGGCGGATCGCTCATGTCACAGAACAGTGACATGCGATCTCTGGAATGTCTATAAGTCCTCTCTGTGAGTTGCATAGAACCAGCCACGCCACATCTAGCGAATCTCTTGTGAATCTCTATAGATTCTGCTTAGATTTACCCATGCCGCTCAGGACAGACGGACAAGCCATCCGACGCCGCCGCGAACTCACCGGCATGACCATCACCGAGTTCGCCGCACGCCTCGGCTACAGCCTCAACCACTGCTCGCAGGTCGAACTCGGCAACTACAACGGCGGCCCCCGCTTCCGGAAAGCCGCCGCCGCGCTCCTCGACTGCACCATCGACGACATCACCGACGTCGACCTCCCCCACGCCGGAGCCCAAACCGAAGCGTCCGGAAATGCGGCATGACCGCCCCGGAGAGTCGCATGTGCCGTACGCCCGATGAGGCATTCGCCAGCGGTTGGAACGCGCCCTGCGAGCACGACACCGAAGACCCCACGGTGTGTCCGGCGTGTCGGCTGACCGGGGCTGAGATCGCCCGTCTGGCGGTACTGCACCGCCCGTATGTGCGGCCGGTCGTGGTCGGCGAAGAGACGCCGGCCGCCTGACCCGAAGACGTGCGGGCCGCTCCCAACCTGCCCGGCCCGGAGCGACCCACCAGCAAGCCAACGCCCACATCAGAAAGCGAGGCTCACCGTGAGTTCTCAGAGTACTTCCCTGACGAAGATCGACCGCCTGATGGCGGCCTTGTCAGTGGCCGAGCGGCTGACGGCCGAATCCCCCGTCGCCCCGGACAGCGTCGCGGTGACGGAACACACCGCGTTCGGCTACATCCCCGGCGCGTTCGTATGGGCGATCGGCGTGGTGCTGAACATGCACCGCGATCCGGACGGCGTCCGGGCGTTCGCCGAGGCGTTCGGTGTCGAGGTGAAGGCCGAGCTGTGGAACGACGGCTCGGATGTGCACACCTTCGCGGATGGGGTCGTGGGTGGGGTGCCGTTCCGGGCGTACGCGCTGATGGAGGTCACGGCTGAGGCTGATGGCGGTTCGGCGGTGGCGGCATGAGTGTCTCGCCTACTCCTGCTGAGCGGCTCGCGATGAAGACGGCGTGGGCTGCGTTGAACAGCTCGGCGTCCCCGGATTCCGAGGTAGTCGAGACGGTGGTGTTCGGTCTCGGGTCGGCTGGGTTGCTGATGGACCCGGAGACGGCCGTCGAGCTGGCCCGGCTGAAGACGTGGGCTGAGGCCCGCGAGCAGCGTGACGAGGAGATCCTCGGGGTGCTCGGCCGGGTGGATATCCGGGACAGCGCTGAGGCGTGGGGCCTGGGGATGTCGGTCCTGGCTCACCTCGATGGGCCGCCGGTGCGGTCGTCGCGGGCCGAGCGGGATGAGGGCCTGCGAGCGCTGATCTCCCGGCTGGCCGAGGAGCGGGCCGAGACGAACGCGGCGGTGGCTGCTGGTGACGTCGAGCGTGAGCGGCTGCTGAAGCGGGTCGCCGAGTTGGAGTCCGACTCCGCCACGCTCGCCGCTCTTGAAGCGGCTGGCGTGGACAACTGGGAGGGCTACTCCAACGCCTTCGAGGCCGGTGAGTGGTCGTGATCGTCCTCGCCGCTGACGCCTTCGTGCTGGCCGTCCTCGCCCTCACCGCATGGGCCATCAACAGCGCGCACCTGCCTGTGGATCTGGCGCACACGCTCGCCGCGCAGGCCGTGACGGCTGCCGTGACGGTCATCGCCCTCACGGAGCTGACCCGCTTCCACACCCGCCGCGCCGCCCGCACCAACACCGGGGGAAACACCCATGCCTGACCGCACCACGCCCGTCACCGGGCCCCACCCCATCCACATCACCGCCATCCCCGGCGGCGCCAACCTCGACATCACCGCCTACCTGCGGAACGCCATCCATGACGCGCTGGATCTGCTGACGGGCGAGCTGCTGGAGGACTTCGACCGCGCGGTGGAGCAGACGCCCTGCGACCCGCACAAGGTGGAGCGGCCGGAGGATCTGCCGTTCGAGCGGCTCGTCAACACCCTCGTCGAGCGGGTTGGGGCGCCGCTGCCGGTGTACGGGCAGCAGGTCGCGAAGTTGGCGGATGCGCTGCATCAGATCGCGCGGCCGAAGGGCCTGCCGGGGCAGCGCGAAGCAGGTGCGGCATGACGACCACTTTCCTGCCCTGCCCTGCGGGCAACTGCCAGTACCGCGAGCCGTACGACGTCGCCGACGGGAACGGCGATCCCGCGTACGACCGGCTCCGCGATCACCTCAAGACCGAGCACAAGGTACCCGCCGCTGAGGTTGGGCCGCTGATCAGTTACCACGTGCGGCCAGTGACGCGGGAGTCGGTGCCGCTGTTGGTGGGCGAGCAGGTCGCGGCCTACCGCGTCGAGGTACTGCGCGAGGCCGTCACCAAGCTCGACGAGAAGATCCTCGCGATCGCCGTCGGCTCCGGCCCCCCGGAGCAGCAGCCCGACGGCAGGGTCTCCGGTCTGTGTGCGGCGGTCGGCATCCTGCGCCGCATGGCCGAGGACGCCGGGCCGGTCGGGAAGGTCATCCGCAAGGACGAGACCACCCAGCCCGTACGCCGGGCTGAGCGGTTCTACCGCGAACTCGAGCCCACCCAGAATGACGACGAGTGGGTCCGCTGCTCCCACCCCCACTGCCCCAACGCCGAACGCTTCGCCAAGGCACCCGAACGCGGCTGGCAGCACGGCCACATGGACACATGGCTGTGCCCCGAGCACCGGACCGACGGAGCGAAGGACACCGCGTCGAGCGGCGAGACCACCCAGCCCGCACCGTCACCCGACCGGCGCGAGCGGTACGCCGCAGCACTCCGCGAAGCCGACACCTACGCCCAACTCGGCAACCGCCAAGACCTCGACCGGTTCGTCACCGCCGCTATCACCATGGCCGACACCGAACTGGACCCGGTCTACCGGTCCGGCTACCGCACCGGCCGCATGCACGCCGGAGGCCAGCCCACCCAGACCGCCGAGGCCTGCGCCAACTGCCGCTGGACCTTCAACCCCGACGACACCCGCTTCAACGGCCACGCCCGACACCGCGACACCCCGTTCTGCCGCTGCTGCGTCGACCGCTGCCACGACTCCGAGATCGCCGACCACCAGTGCGCCGTATGCCGCACACCCGCCAAGGGTGGCGATGCCCGATGACGAACACCGAGTTGGCCGGGGCGGCCACCACCGCCGCCCCGGCCGCCGGCCGCCGCGTCACCGCCGCCGGGCTGGCCGCCAGCCTCCTCACCGCCATCCGCGCACGCGGCGGCGAATGGACCACCGGCCGCGCCATCACACACCTCAACGGCATCGACCGCCACCGCGCCCGCACCGCCCTCAACACCCTCGCCGACGACGGCCACCTGATCCGCCACGACAGGCACGGCCGCCGGCACTTCACCCTCAACGCCGCCAAGGACAGCCGATGACCGAGACCCAGCTCACCGACCCGCAGATCAACTTCCTCCTCAGCGGCATTCGGCCCGAGCGCATCGGCAAGGACGGCAAAGGCTTCGCCCACGTCGAAGCCTGGGACATCCGCCGCCACCTCATCCGCGTCTTCGGCTTCGGCGGCTACGACACCGACCAGCAAGAGATGACCCTGGTCGCCCAGATCGAGCACAAGCCCAGCAACCCCAACGGCAAGAGCCGGTGGACCGTCATCTACCGCGCCACCGTGGTACTGACCGTGAAGGTCGGCGGCGTCGAACTGGGGCACTGGCACGGCACCGCCATGGGCGACGCCCCCAACCTGCCGTCCCTAGCCGACGCGCACGACATGGCGATGAAGACCGCCGACTCCCAGGCCCTCAAGCGCGCCGCCGTGAACTTGGGCGACGCCTTCGGCCTGAGCCTCTACAACGACGGCTCGCTGACCCCGGTCGTCCTCCGGTCTCTGGCGTACATGGCTCCGACGGCGCCCGCGCAGCCGGAGCAGGAGGACACCCCGGTACGCCCGGAGCCGCAGCCCGCCGCCTCCCCCGAGCCGGAACCGACTGCGCCGCCAGTACCCGCAGCCGCCCCGCCCCGCCCGGCCCCCGCACCCACCGCCCGGCCCGCGCCCGTCCCCGCGCCATCGCCGGAGCCCAGCCCGGCGCCGCCCGGCGAGGACCCCGAGGACTGGGCCGCCGCGCTCGCCGAAATGGAGGACGCCGCCGCACAGGCCAACTTCACCGCCGGCCTGCCCGCCCAGTTCAAAACGTCCTTCGGCCACCCCATCGAGCAGGGCACCACCGCCGAATACCGGCAGGCCCGCGACTTGATCCTCGGCCAGTCCGCCGCCGCCTGACCACCAACACGGGGTGCCCCCGCTCGAATCGGGGGCACCCCTCCCAGGAGCCTTACATGAACCTGAAGGAAGCAGCGACCGAGGAAGCCGTCCTCAAGGCGCTCCTCGACCGCATCGACGCCGCCTACAAGGCCAAGCGCATCGAGGTGCAGCAGCTCCTCGATGAGGCCGTCCAAGAGAACGGACAGCGGAACGTCGCTGTCGAGGTGCCCGGCGGCGAGACGGCGGCCACGGTCAACCTCAAGCCCGGCAAGGCCGAGGCCACCGTCCACGACGTCGAAGCCCTCCTCGCGTGGGTCCTCGCCGAATATCCCGCCGAGATCGAGCGGAAGTTCACGACGCTGATCCGGCCGGCGTTCCTCACGAAACTCCTCGCCGAGCTGACCGCGGCGAACGGAACGGACTGGCCGGACCCGGAGACGGGCGTCATCCACACCGTGCCGGGTGTGAGCATCACGCCGAACCGGGGGCGGACACACGAGGTGCGGTTCGCCGGCCCGAAGGGCGCGGTCGGCCGCGAGCAGATCGCCGCGGCCTGGCAGTCCGGCCTGCTGGCAATCCCCGGCATCACCAGCCCGGCGCAAATCGAAGGCGGTACCCAGTGAAGTTCCTCGACAACCGGCGGATCGGCTGGGACACCGAGACCACCGGCACAGATCCCACCACCGCCCGCATCGTCACCGCCGCCCTCGTCGGCCGCGACGGGACCGCCGCGCCGAACGTGCAGACGTGGCTGATCAACCCCGGCGTGCCGATCCCGCCGGAGACCACCGCGATCCACGGCATCGACGACGCCCGCGCGCAGGCCGACGGCCAAGACCCCAAGGCGGCACTGGAGGAGATCGCCGAGACGATGGCGCGGGCCATCAGCTACGGCATGCCGCTCGTGGCGTTCAACACCGCCTACGACTGGTCCGTTCTCCACTACGAGCTGGAGCGGCACGGCCTGCCGACCATGGCCGACCGACTCGGCGACACCGTGCTGACCCTGGTGGACCCGCTCGTCCTCGACAAGCACGCGGACAAGTACCGCAAGGGCTCCAGGAAGCTGAAGGCCGTCGCCGAGCACTACGGCGTGGCCCTGGAGAACTGGCACACCGCAGACGCCGACGCGGTCGCCGCGCTCGGTATCGCGGAGGCGTTGTACGAGCGGCACCCACGCCTTGACGCGTACGACCCGAAGCGGCTGTTCCTGGCACAGCAGGCGTGGCGGCAAGCGCAGTGCGCCAGCTACCAGTCGTATCTCCGCAAGACCGACGCGGATGCGGTTGTCGTGGGCGCGTGGCCGCTGGTCCCGAAGGCGGTGGACGCCTGATGTGGCCCTTCACCACCCGGAAAGATCGGCGTATCGCCGACCTGGAGGCCCGCGATCAACACCGCGTGGGCCGCATCAAGGACCTGGAGACCGCGCTGCACGCTGCGGCCATCAGCCGCACCGGCAGCAGCGACCGCGAGCAGCGCCAGGCCGACCGGATCATCCGGCTGGAGCGACAGGCGGAAACCGTACAGGCCGAGCACGCCGCCGAACTGGAGCGGCTACGCGCCATCCACGCCGCCGAGATGAGCAACGCCGAGCGCCTGCACCGTGAACTGGCCGAGGCCCGGCGGCAGCTGCGCGTGACGCAGAAGCAGCTGGACGACGCGACCAAGGGCGGGGACGCGGGCCTGCTGGCGGTCCGTCCGCGTCCTGCGGACAAGGGGCAGGTGACGGCATGAGCATCAACGCTGAAGTCCCCATGGTCGTCGCCGGGCTGGCCGCCATGGGTGGTGCGGCGGCCGTCGGTTGGGCCATTGATGCCCTGCTCCGGCCGGCCGGTGCGCATCGTGCCTTGCCGCGTGGTGAGCGGGTGCCGGCGGAGGTCGCCGAGGAGATTGGCGTCGCGGCTGAGGCGGAGTACGCCGGGTTCCACGACGGGCCGCTCACCGCAGGCGTCGACGTCACAGCGTCCTTCGTCGCCGTCGACCGCCTGCGGTGGTGCGCCGAGTGCGCTGCGACCCGGGCCGCCTGGATCCATGCGGACGGGTCGGCTACCTGCGGCGCAGGCCACCACACCCCGGCGGGTGGCCAGTGACTAGCGATCAGGCGTCCGTTGTCGCTGCCTTCGTGTTCGTGATGGGCCTGCTGGTGTGTTTCGCCATCGTCTTCGCCGTGCTGGTGGCGGTGCGGCGGGGGCTGGCCTGGCTGGTGCGCCTGGTCTGCCGCGCGACCGTCCGCCGTTCCTCTGTCCCGACTTCTCCCGAGGGGGTTCCCCGTGCCTGACTTGACCGACACCCAGCTCGACCAGCTCATGGCCGACATCGGCCTCACCGCACCCGAGCGGCAGCGGAACCCTGGCGGCCGACCGCCAGCTCCCTGCGGCAGCGTGGCCGCATACCAGCGGCACTGTCGCAAGGGCGAGCCGATCGACGATCCGTGCCGGAGGGCCAACAACAAGGCCAAGCGCGAGCAGCAGGGCAACCCGGCCGGGCGCGGGAACCGTAAGCCCATCGCCCACGGAACCACGGCGGGGTACCAGCAGCATCGGTACCGGGATGAGCAGGCGTGTGAGGCGTGCACCGAGGCTGCCCGCGAGTACCAGCGCGAGCGGAAGGCTGCGGGGACCTGGGCGCCCCGGCAGGCGGGTCGCGCGGCCCGCCAGAGCGGCGGTGACCGCTGATGTCCGGCTCCCTCACCGACGACACGTACGACGTCACCCTCCACGAACTCAGCGGCTACCACCTCCCGTCACTCCTGCAAGCTGAGGCCGGACGCCTGGTCTACGACCGGGCCCGATACTCCGTCCACGGCATCCCGAACAACGCAGTCGCCTGCTGCTGGGCCGGGCTCCTGGCCGACGGCGACGGCGGGATGAAGCTGACCGACAAGGGCCGCGAGCTGCTGGCCCACGCGCGGATCGAGCGGCCTGAGCTGTTCTCGGAGTGGGAGAGCGAGGCCGACGGAACCGCGGAGCCAGTTGCGGTCGGCGTCTCGGTCCTGGTCGTTCCGGAGCAGCTGACGCTGGACGGTGCGCTGTGACCGACACCCTGTTCGACGCTGTGGTTCCTGCTCCCGGCCTCGCGCCGGGAGCAGGGCCCCGCCCCGACCTCACCATCACCGTCTACGGCACGCCAGCTCCTCAAGGCAGTAAGCGCCATGTCGGCGGCGGCGTGATGATCGAGTCGTCCAAGAAGGTCAAGCCCTGGCGCCAGGACGTCAAGTACGCCGCGCTCGCCGCCGTCGAGGCAAGTCCCGGCTTCACCATCCTGGACGGCCCCTTGGTCGCGTCGATGGTGTTCGCCTTCGCCCGCGGCAAAGGCCACTACCGGACCGGCCGCAACGCGCACCTGCTACGCGACTCGGCTCCGCTGCGGCCCGCCGTCATGCCCGACTTGTCGAAAATTCTCCGGTCGACGGAGGACGCCCTGACTGGCGTCGCGTGGGCTGATGACGCCCGGGTGGTGGGGTACCGGCGGCTGGAGAAGTACTACGCCGGGGACTCCGCGCCCGATGTGCTGGGCAGGCCGGGCTGCGTCATCCACATCTGGCAGCTCGGGGCGGTGACCCCATGACGTCGACTCCGCTTCCCCGCGTCCGCGAGGAAGCCGGGATCACCCCGGCCGCGCAGAGCACCCGGCGGCGCCCGCACCCCAAAACCCGCGAGATCAACGACCTGCTGGGCCACGGCTACAGCAACGCCGAGATCCGCCGCCGCACCGGCGCCGACGTCGACACCATCGCCCGCATGCGCGCCGACGGCGGATACGGCAAGCCCACCATCGCCCGCAAATCACGCCCCCACCCGCGCGACGCCGAGATCCGCACCCTGCTTCCCCAGTACAGCAGCGACGCCATCGCCAGACTGCTCGGCGTCGACCGGGCAGCCGTGCGCCGCGTCCGTGCCGGGGCCGGTATCCCGTACACGGGCGGCTCGTACACCTCGGCAGAGGAGAAGTGGCGCGCCAATGTCCGCCCGGTCGACGGCGGCCACCTCGAATGGACCGGCGAACGCGGATCCGCCAGCGGTACCCCCGTCATGCGCTACCGGGAGAAGTCCACAGCCCGGCCGGCATCGCCTTCCGTATCCGCCACGGCCGCGACCCGGTGGGCTACGTGTACGCCGAGTGCGGCGTCGAGCACTGCGTCGCCCCGGACTGTGTCGACGATGAGGCCGGCCGCGCGCGGACCCGCGAGCAGTTCCGGTACTTCACCGGTGGCCAGGAGCGCAAGGAGCGCTGCGTTCACGGGCATGACCAGGTGGAGTCCGGCCGGTACGAGTCGGACGGCACGGCGTATTGCGAGGAGTGCAAGCGCCTGCGGAAGCAGGCCGAGCGTAAGGCGGAGGTGGCGTGATGGCCGGTTCCTACGCGCCCGATACGGAGTCGTCCTCCGCCGATGCCTGGCACCACGATGCCCGATGCCGAACCGGCCCCGGCATCGACCCCGACCTCTGGCACCCGGCTGGCAACACCGGCCACTACCTCCTACAGATCGAGGAGGCGAAGGCCGAGTGCCGCATGTGCCCGGTCATGGAGATCTGCGGCCAGGTCGCCCTCGCCAACCGGGAGTCCAGCGGGGTGTGGGGCGCGATGTCCGAGGACGAACGGGATCAGATCTTCCGCCGTCAGCGTCGTCGGCCGGTCGCGAGGTGACCGCCCGCCCGCGCCGGTCGCGCATCCGGCACGCCGGTCCGATCAGCCTGCCCACCGCGGTGAAAGGCCGTAAGGCCGCCTCCCTCGAGGAAGCGTTCCGGCTCCGCACCGAACCCGCCCCGGGCGGCCACCTCCGCTGGACCGGATACGTCAACCGGGGCGGCCTGCCCCGCCTGCGCCACGCCCGGGTCGAGATGACCGCGTACCGGGTCGCCTTCCGGCTGCGCACGGGCCGGGAACCGGTGGGCTACGTCCTGCCGGACTGCGAGGTGCCGGGCTGCGTGGTGCACGTGGATGACCGACCCGGCCGCGCCCGGACTGCCGCCCTGCTCGTGGGGATCTTCGGGCAGGGGGCTGCAGCGTGACGTCCCGCCCGCGCCGGAAGCCGGCCGCCACCGCCAGCCAGGGGCCGGTGCTCCTGGACTGGCGGTCCCCGGCGCACTGGTCCTGGACCGCGAAGCCGTGCCGGTACTGCGGGCGGGAAACCAACCTCCGCGATTCGAAGCGGGCCCCGGCGCACAAGACGTGCGCGGAAGAAGCCATTGCTCAGCAGGCCGTCGAGGCGGCGGCCGCTTACGAGAAGGAACACCTCGGATGACCGACCTGCCGTACACGGATGCGGACCTCCGCGCCGAAGCCGCCCGCCAGCACCACGACCTCACCAGTGATACCGACTACCAAGGCGTAGGCGAGGCCATCGAGGACACCCCGATCCCCTCCACCGGCCGCACGTGGTGGGACGCCCTCGCCGACGTGGACGCTGACGACTACACGGCCTACCAGGCGGCGCAGGGCAAGATCCACGACCTCATCACCGGCGCCGCCGCCGACACCTCCGGGTGGGCGGTCGCGCTCGGCGCCGACGGCCTGGTCCCCACCGGCCACCGCATCGAGATCGCAGGCCCCGACGGCGACACGGCCGTACGCCTCCACTTCGCCTTCGACCCGACCATGCCCGCCGGGATCCGGGACGACGTGGTCGCCGACCTCATGAAGGCCATCGCGCCCGTCGTCCCGCTGCGCCCGGTCCCGGCCGGGCCCGCTCCGACGGAGAGCGCCGCCGAAAAGGCCCTCCGCAAGGCCATCAGCAACGCCATCGAAGAGCGCGGCCGCGAACTGCGCAACGACGACGAGGACCCGATCAACCGCGAGGAATGGGCCTGCTACGACGACGCGGCCCGCATCGCCCTCGGCGAAGACGACGACTAGCCCACAGACCGGCCCGGGGCGGGGCGACCAGCTCCTCCGCCCCGGGCCACCAACCACCAGCCAGGCAACCGCCCGGCCTGACCCGAAAGGAACCACATGCCCAAGCTCTCCAAGGACGAAGTCCCTGAGATCAAGCTCGACGCCGGCGCCGCGTTCATCGAGTCGGCGCTGACCGATGAGCAGCGCCGCGGACTCTTCGAGCGCCCGGGGTCGCGCGTCCTCGCCATCGTCGAACTCACCTCGAAGTCGTACACCGGCCACGCCGAAGGCGAAGACAAGGACCCGCAGGTCAAGTTGCGCGTCACCCTCGCCGAGGCAGGCCGTGACGACGACCAGACACGCAGCCTCCTGGAGGTCATGCGGGCCATGATGCGGCGCCGCAAGATGGACCAGACGCTCGACGAACTGGGCCCGGGGACACGCGACGCGGAGCAGGTCGTCGCAGACGTGCTGTCCGAGTACCCGACCGAGGGCGAGTACCAGGCGCACGAGGACGCGCAGAGGTCCGTCCGTCGGTGACCAAGCCGTCGAAGTCCGCGCTGGGTGCCGTCCGTATGGACTGCGCCCGGTGCGGCACGCCCTGTTTTCGGCAGTTGGTGGGCCACCGCGCCGCCCTCACCGTCATGGCGGAGGTGGCGCCGTACGTCGCGGGGGATGTACGGCGGCCCGGCCCGTGGCGACTCCTGTGGTGCGTCGCACGGCTCCACGGCGGGGCGGTCGACCTGCGGTGGCGATGCCGGGGCGGCCGGGACTGCACGCACGAGCAGGTCATCTGCCACGTGTGCCCAGCGGGGACGCCGAAGATGCGCCGGCCGGAAGGGGCGCTGTGGTGAACGACCGCGAAGACGATGAATACGAGCCCGAGGACGACGAAGGGCTATTCCGTAACCCGGTCTACTACGAACCGGCTGGGCGAAATCTCGACCTCGACCGAACCGATCTCGGCGTTTCCGAGGAGCCGGGACTCCTGGGCAAGCTCCTCCGCATGCGGAGACGCGTCCCGGTCGAGAAGCGCGGCCTCATCTGCCCCGACTGCATGCAGCTCCGCGACGCGCGGGTGCCGATGTTCCTCGTCAACCGCAGCGGAGAGTGGTTCGCCTCTCACTACCGGAAGCCTGGCGAGAAGCCCGTAAGCCACGAGTCGGACGAGCACATCGCCAGGAAGGAACTCGTAGCCAACGAAGTCGTAGATGCCGGTCACCACGCCCAACTCGAACAGGTCGTGGCCGGCGGCCGCGCACGGCTCGACGTCGGCATTAAAGCAGCCGACGGTCGCCTCTTGGACTACGACCCCCAGCTGAGCGAGCAATCACGCCGGTCGATCATCAGCCGCGACGCGCACCGAAAGCGCGCAGGATTCACCCGCATCTGGGACTTCGTGGACCCTGACCACCCTGGAATCGGCGCGGTCCCATACATCCGCACGCCCAACCTGCCTGCGCCAGTCATTCGCAAGCAGAAGAACGCCCTTGAGATCCGCGACGGCAACTACGTGGTTGAAGAAGGGCGGTGCACCCCGGAAGGGACATTCGTCCGGTGCCCCGAGAAGCCCTACAACCCCGAGAAGCCCAACGACGCCTACTGCGGGCGGCATCACCTGGTCGTCGTGCCTGAGCACCAGTCCAGCGCCGCCTACGAGTCGAACAAGCCAACGCTCGCTCTTCCTCGGTTCGTTGTGGAAGTCGCGGACGGGGAGCGCGTTCCATTCAAGGTAAACGGCCAGCACGGATTCATGCGGGCAGACCAGTGCGAGCGATACCTATCCGAGCACGGGACTGAATCGGAAACGAAGAAAGAACGACCCGCCGTCCGTGACGCTGACCGGCGTGACCTGTGCACGGAGGACCGACCGGAATCCGACTTCAGGTCAGCCCCTAAGGAACGGTACGTAAGTCGGACGGTCGTTCTTGAGACCCGTGACGTGACGTCTGAGAAAGCCGAGTTGGAGGCGATGCGCGCGCAGGCAGTCGACCTGTCCCCGCTCACCACGCCGGCCCAAAAGCGCCCCGTGGCACCCGTCGTTCCGCGTCTCGCACCGGGCGTGTGCTCGCACTGGATCGGCGCTGAACGGCGTCACTGCCAGGCCGCCGATGGTGTCCGCCACTACCTGCCCGGCCACCGCTGCCCGCGTCACACGCCCTCGGCCCTCGCAGGGAAGCCCGAGCCGCAGCCCGGTCCCGGCTGGCCCATCCACCGGAAGGCGGGGCGATGACGCGGTCAGGCTTCCGGCTGCTCGGCCGGCACGCGCTCCTCACCGAGAGCGGCACACGCGCGCTCGTAGAAGTCGAACGGCACGATGACGGCGATCCGGTCCCGCTTCTTGTTAATGCCGACCACGAAGAACGCTGTGTCTTGCAGGCGGACGCGCGTGCAGTACTCGGTCAGGTTCGCCCGGAGCTGCGTGATCGTGAGTTCGTCCTCGACCAGCTCGCGGCGCGGGGGCGCCCACGGGGAGTTGGCCACATTGTGGATCGGTCGCTCCTTCTCCATAGCCAACAGCTCAGCCGCGCGGGCGGACGGGCGGGTGTCGAACCACTCGACGGTCTTCGACGCGACCAGCGGCCACCACGACTTCAGCCGCTCATGGTCAAGCCAGCGGGCTTCGAGGTTCGCGGTGATGCCCACGTACAGCAAAGCACCGCCCTCATCGAAGAACCGGTAGAGGGCAGTGCGGTGGTCATCGAGCCACACGGGCGAACTCCTCGATCAGGCCGAGGGGCCGTCCCCCTGCGGTTTTCTCTGCGCCTCGATCGCCTCCGCATCGGGCACGGGGACGATCGCCGCGATTCGTCGGCCCCGGCTGGTCACGTAGGTGATCCGGCCACGGACGGCGGTTTCGTTCACGACTTCGGACAGCCCGGCCCGCAGTTCGCGGATACCGATCTCGGCGCTTGTGTTCGCAGGCATACACCCATGGTAGCTGCAGTACGCCTGCGTACCCAAGTGTACACTAGGGACTACGGACGGGCCCTAGTGAGACCACCCTGACCGGCGGCTTCGCCGCGCCCACCCCCGTTCAGCACGACCGAAAGAAGCTCTCCATGGCACGAGCCCACGGCCGGATCCTCTCCTCCATCTGGGAGGACGAAGACTTCCTCGCGCTCACCGAGCAGCAGCAGCGGCTTTACCTGTTCCTCATCAGCCAGCCGAACCTGAACCACGCCGGCCTACTCCCGCTCACCCTGCGCCGCTGGGCACGCAAATCCCGTGGGCTCACGGCCGCCGAGCTGGACAAGCACCTCCAGGCCCTCACCGAAACCGGCTTCATCGTCCTCGACGACGACACCGAGGAACTCCTCATCCGCTCCTTCGTCCGCAACGACGGCGTATGGAAACAGCCCAAGGTCATGGGCGCGATGGTCTCCGGGGCCCTGGAGATCTCCTCCCGCATGCTGCGGCGGGCACTCCTCGCCGAGATGGGCCGCGTCCCGCTCGACGACCTCAGCGACGAGCCGACCAAGACCACCCGTGGCGAAGGACCCTCGATCCGGCAGCAAGTCGCCGACCACATCGAGGCCCTCCGTAAGGCCTTCCGGGAACCCGACCCGACCCCGTCGGGAAGGGCATCCGCACCCCCCTCCCGAACCCCCTCCGATACCCCTCCCGAAGAGCCTCGGGAACCCTCTACGCGCGGACGCGCGGGCACACATGTGCGCGCCGCCCCTGCCCTTTCCCCTGCCCCTACCCCTGCCCCAGACAAGAGGGGGGCGGCTGAGGCAGACGAGGAACCTGAGGCAGTCCTCGCCGAAGATGCCGACTTCGTCGGAGCGGCAGAAGCCGCCCCCTCGGGGGACCAACCCGTCACCGCGCAGACGATCGTCGCCGAGTGGCTGGAGCGCGTGAACAAGCGCCCACCCGGCCAGACCATCGGCCAGGCCGCCAAGCAGATCAAGGCGCTCCTCGACGAAGGCATCGACCCCGACGACATCCGTTCCGGCCTCGCCCGCTGGATGGCCAAGGGCTCCGCCCCCTCCGCGATCCCCAGCTTCGTCAACGAAGCCATGAACGCCGCGCCCGCCAAGCACAGCAACGTGCTCGACCTCAACACCCGCCAGCCACTCACCGGCACCGACGCCAAGGTCGCCGCCCACGCCGCCCTCACCGAACAACTCCGAGCCCTCGAAGCCCGGGAGACCTCATGACCCCCTCGGAAGCCTCAGACCTGCTCACCCGCTGCGCCGGATTTGACAACCGCCAGCCCTCCGCCGCCGCCGCTGTCGCCTGGGCCTCAGCCCTCAACGACATCTCGCTGGACACCGACGCCTACGCCGCCGTCGACCGGTACTACGGCACCCCACCCAAGGACCCCAGTCAGCGCTTGTGGATCCAGCCGCACGACGTACGCCGCATCCGCCGCACCATCCGCTCCGAACGCCTGGAGAACTTCCAGTACGAACCCGTCGGCAACGAGACACCTGGCGAGTTCATCGCCCGCTACCGCGGCCAGCTCGACGCCCTCGCCGCCGGGCGGACCACACCGTCCACCGGCCGGCTCACCCTGACCGGCGGCCCGCACCGCGATGTCGCGCGCGAACTCGAAGGCATCGGCCGCACCGTGCCGGATTCTGACGACGAAGCACTCGCCGACACCGTGCGCCGCGCCGGGCCCCTCGGCATCAAGTGCCCGGCGTGCGGCGCCGCCATGGGCCGCCCATGCAAGACCCCTGGTGGCAGCAGCAAGCAGCCGCTCGGCAAGCCGCGACTCAAGCCGCACACAGCCCGGATCACCGCCGCGTCCGGCCAGTCAGCCCCTGACCCCGCTGACAAGGCCCGCCAGGAGGAACGGCTCCGCGCTGCCGCCCGCGACCGCCTTGGCCTGCTCACCCCCAAGCAGCGCGCCGAACTGGAGCGGTTCCAGCAGCAGCTCCGCGAGACCGAGGCGTCATGAACGGCCGTCCGGTCTACCCCGAGCACGCCATCCAATGCCCCCACTGCGGCGCCCCACCCGGTACCCGCTGCACAAGCCGAGCACGCGGCCGGCCGCTCGCCATCCCCAGCCACGACGCCCGCATCGAAGCCTGGACCGCACAGAACACCGAGAAGAGCCCCCACCCGTGAACGACACCGACATCGCCATCACCCACCGCCGCCCCACCCCCGGCCTCGACCGACCCGAACGCCAACACGTCTCCCGCAACCTCACCGCACACGGGCTCTCCGCACGGGAGATCGCCCGCATCCTCGCCGTCAACCCCCGCACCGTCGTCCGCTACCGAGCCGAAGACCGCACCAACCACAACACCACCACCGAGGAGAACACCCGGCCATGACGACACCAGAGCCCACCGTCCAACCCGTCGAATACCGCGTCAACTGCCTCCCCGAAGACGGCATCGACTCCCACGTGTTCGCCATCACCGTCCAGTACCGGGGCGAAGGCCGCTGGGCCGTCATCCGCCACAGCTCATGCCTCGGCGCAGACGGCGAATGGGCGGACGGCGTGAAGCCCTACGGCCGCGGTGACGGCTGGCTCAACGCTCACCGCTTCGACGTCGACACCGCACTCCGCCTCGCCAAGGAAGCCGCGCCGCACGTGACCGTCAACGGCTTCACCGTCGCTGACGCCTTGCGGATGCGCGAGGAACGCCAGTGACAGCCGCCGCCGGGCCAACGTCCGGGCAGGCCAACGAGACGAGGAACCCGTGACCAACACACCCACCACCGCCGCCGCATGGACCTGGGGTCAGAGCGTCGCCACCACCGGCACCGGCCCCACCGCCACCATAGAGATCGACGTCCGCGTCCCCGGTCGCAGTGAGCCGGAGCCGGTTGTCGTGCCGCTCGCTGATGCGCGGGTCCTGCACGCGATGTTGGGCGACGCGATCCACGAGATGAGCCAGGGCTGTGAGGCGATCGTTGGACAGACCGCAGCCGCAGACCGGGCTGACCCCCGCGACCGCATCATCACCGCGCTCGACAACGCCCACCACACACACCCGTGCCCGCACACCGGCCGTCCGTATTGGTTGGGCTGCTTCCACCCCGATGGCGGGGTCGGGTCCTGCCACTCCGGGCGCCGGGCCGACGCGGTGTTGTCCGTGCTGCCCGCGCCCGTGGGCCGAGGTGCCGTGCTGCGGGAAGCCGCCGACGAACTGGAGGCGCCCTACGAGCCTGAGAGCGGCTACGACCGGGGCCGCGCGTGGGTCATCGAGGAGCTGCGCCGCATGGCCGATGAGGCCGGGCCCGATGACGTGGACGAGATGGCCGCGAGCCTCGCCCGTGATGGTTTCGGCGCTGACGAGATCGCCGCTATGCAGCGCGCAGCCGACGAGGCGCAGCAGCTCCAGCCCGAGCGCACCCCGTGCAGTGAGCCGAACCCCTGCGAGGACGGCGAGCTCTGCGACGTGCACGAGGTCGAGCAGGCTCACGCGGACGGCGAGCACGGGTACTGCGGCGTTACGTGCGAGGTGCAGTTCCCCACCGAGATGCTCCGCAACGGGATCATCGCGGGCGGTATCCCTGGTACGGCCGGGATGCTCGACGAGCTGCTGCGCCGCGCCGCCGCTGGGCGGGGTGAGGCACTGTGACCACCCCCGGCAAGCCGCCGCGCTTCACCGCCAGCCCGGCCGTCATCGACGCCTGGCTCCGGCAACACTTCGCTGAGGACGTGCTACTCGCCTACCAGCAGGCCATCGGCGAGCGCGCCGTCACCGAGGCCACTGGCGACCTCCGCGCCGCCGCCGACGCGCCCCGTCAGCTCGACGAGAGCCGCATGGCTCACAATGTGCGCCGCATCCGCTTCCGCCAGGCCGCCGACCGCATCGACCCGGACAAGGCCGGCGGGCCGTACCCGTCGAAGCTGCTGTGCTCCCGGCACGACGGGTTCGGCGAATGCCCCGGAGCGCCGTGGTGCACGCCGCGACAGGACGTGGATGCTGCCGGGGGTGAGGCGCTGTGACCACCTCACGTGGACTCCGGACCCATGCCGCTGCGGTCATCGTCTACTGCGGGATCACCAGCACCCTCGGGATGATCTTCGCCGCGCTTGTCTGCGCGGCGACGGGGCGGCACCTCGGCGTGTTCTTCGCCGCCGTAATCGCCTTCGGGGTGGTCGCTGGGTGGGTGGCTGAGCGGCCTGCGGCGTGGCTGGAGGGCCGGGCGTGGCTGGCCCATCACTTGACCCGCCGTGGGCCGTTCTGCGATCACTGCGGGCAGCCCGTGAGCGGCGCGTACTCCCACAGCCTCGACGGGCCGGAGCGCTGGCATCCGGAGTGCCACGACTTCGTCATGAGGCTCAAGCGCTTGCGGGCGGGTGAGGACCTGTGACCGCGACTCCGTGCCCGTCCTGCCGCAGCCCCCGCGCCCCCCGCCAGTACCTGTGCCGCCGCTGCTGGGCCGCACTGCCCGCCGGTACCCGGATGGCACTGAACCGCCGCGATGACCGGGCGATGGCCCGGCTCCGGAGCCTTCACGCCCAGCTCGCGGCCGGCGTGCCGCTAAACCAGATCCAGGTGACCCCATGACCGACCAGACCCCCGAGTCGCCCGCCGCTTTGCTGCGCCTCGCCGCCGCCCGCTTGAGGCAGCACGCCACCGCACCCGGCATCACCCCGCCGCCATGGGCCAGCCTCGACGGCGGTGACCGGCTGCTCCACGACGGCCCCGGCTCCGAGGACCAGCCGCCGCAGTACGCCGTCGACGAGCCGATGAGCAACGGGGCGAACGCCGGCTACATCGCCCTCATGCACCCCGGCGTCGGCCTGGCGCTCGCGGAGCTACTGGACGTCGAGGCCAACGTCGCCGACGACATGCGGCGGCAGAGCCCGGCGTTGACCGATGGGGAGCTCGCCGCGTGGGTCCACGGCCCGCTCGCCATCGCCCGTGTCCTGCTCGGCGAGGTGACCCGCTGATGCCCGCCAACCCGCCAAAGCACGGCGAATCCCTCGGCGCCCGCGAACGCCAAGTCCTCGAAGGCATGGCCCGCGGCCAGTCCAACGGCTCAATCGCCCAGGAGCTGTGCCTGTCGGTCGACACGGTGAAGACGTACGCGCGGGCCGTGTTCGTGAAGTTCGGCGTCCACGACCGTCAGGCCGCGGTCGCCGCCGGCTTCCGGGTGGGTGTGCTGCGGCGTGAGTGTCCGACGTGCGGTCAGCCGGCGGCCGGGGCGGGGGCGCAGCGGTGAGCGCGCGCCTGGCGAGGGTGAACGAGAACAGCGCTGCGGTGCTGGGCATCACGACAGCGCAGCTGATGGGCGTGTCCCAGGCGCTGTGGGGGCGGTCGTTCGCTGCCGAGCGGGCTGCCCGCTGTCCGAAGTCGGGGCCGGGCCGGGTGTCGTTCGTGGATGCGGGCGTGGTGACGCAGGGCCTGTGGGCCGAGGTCAGAGCGGCTCTCACTGAGGGGGCGCAGCGGTGAGCGCCGAGCATTCGCCGACGCCGGGCGTCTCGTGGGACACCGCGGTGGCTTGGACGGAGGTGGTGGTCGAGGGCGACGACGGGTCGCCGTTCGGGTGGTCGGAGGACGCTGAGCCTCCGTGCGGCCCTGAGAGCGTCGCTGACGCCTCCGGTCGCCCCGGAGTACCGGATCGGGCTACGAGGCGCGCACAGCGTCGTACGGCCCGTCGGGCGGGGCGACGATGACCCAGCCCTACCGCGTACTCATCACCGGAAGCAGGGACTGGATCGCCGAGGACCTGGTCCACGCCGCCCTCGCCCACGCCCTCTACCAGAACGTCCCCGCCGTCATCGTCCACGGTGCGTGCCCCACCGGAGCCGACGCCCAAGCCTCCTGGTGGACCCGCCAGCACCACGTGATCGGCCTCACCGAGGAACGCCACCCCGCGCAGTGGCGCAGCGGCGGCCGCCTCGATCGGCGCGCCGGGTTCCGTCGCAACGCCGAGATGGTCGCCCTCGGCGCGGACGTCTGCCTGGCCTTCATCCGCAACGGCAGCCGGGGCGCCAGCCATACGGCCCGGCTCGCGGAGGAAGCCGGGATTGCTGTTCGGCGGTGGACCGCGTGATCGCCGCCTGGGCCGCGCTCGCCGCCCTCGCCGTCGGCTACCTCCTCGGCCGCTGGCGTCCCGCCCACCGCGCCTCCGACTGGGCCCACTGGCTCAACTACCAGACGCCGCGCGTCACCCGCCGGGACTACCGGTGGTGGCTCGCACAGCCCGTCTACGTCGCCGAGATCGCGTGGATGTTCCTGCTGCGCCCACGCGAGACGGCGCACGCCTGGCGGCACCGTAACGACCCGCCGCCGAAGCGCGGGCCCGTCCTCGTGTTCGACACGGACCTGACGCGCAGCCGGACGGAGGAGTCGTGATCGCCGCGTGGGTCGTCCTCGCCGCGCTCTCCGTCCCCGTCGGCTACGTGCTGCACCTCGCCGTCGCCGACGCCCGCCAATACCGCCGCCGATAACCCCCGTTACCAACCCAACGAAAGGCCACACCGTGCCGTACACCCGCCGTACCACCACCCGCGAAGAGTTCATCGTCGACGCACCCCCGCCCGCCGGCGCCCCCATCTCGGAACTCTCCGCCGCCTGGGCTGAGGCCGACAAGGCGTACCGCGACGCCCGCGAGCTGGCCGCCGAGGGCGCCCTGCCGGAGGGCGCTCTGACGGTCCGGCCGGCGCCGAACGCGGTGGTCATCTCGTTCGTGACGGAGCACCCGCCGACGTGATCGGTATCGCCCTGTACCTGGCGCTGTTCCTGCCCGTGGCCAGCGCCATGACGACCTGCTCCCTCCACCGCTCGCCACTCACAGGACGGCCGCACGATGAAGATCACCCGGACCCACACCAAGACATACGCCCTCATGAACGCATGGGCCGAGACCACACCCCACGCCTGCCCGCCCGGCTGCGCCAAGCCGCACGCCCACGTCGACGACCCGTGCGACGCGCCGCAGTGCGACGAGCCGCTGAAAGCCGATGAGGTCTGCTACTCCGTCACCGAGCTGGAGCGTGACGAGGCTGGCCGTGAGCCGTGGGTGTGCTGGCGGCACGTCCGCCCGGATGAGGGTCCGATCCGCGCCGCCTGACCGCCCGCTACGCCCAGCCGCCACGAAGGACACCAAGTGATCTGCCCACCCTGCGCGACCGCCGCTGACCGGCAGCTTCCACGCAGCGCGCACTGCACTGATCCGAAGTGCATGTGCGGCCACCGCGCCGACCAGTACCGCCAGCAGCCCGCCGTCAAGGAGCAGCCCGCGCTACGCTGACATGGCGCCTAGGAACGCATCGGCCCCGTGCCGGACACAACGCCCCCACCGCCCCGAGCGTGGGGGCGTTCGGATGCGCCCTGTCCTCCCGGAAGGTGGGGCACACTCACGCCAGCACACTGGGTAAAAAGTCATGGCAGGAGGTGCCCATGCCGCAGCGTGACGGACCACGACTCGACGGCCGCGACGGCGAAGTATGGCGCGCCTACCTATACGGCCACACACAGGAACAAATCGCCGCAGATTACGAGATCTCGCAATCGCGCGTCTCCCGGATCATCAGCGAAATCCGCGAGAGCATCCCCCAAACCAGCAAGACCGACGCCGCGCTCATCGACCTCGAACGCCTCGACCTCATGCTCACCGGCCTCCTCCCAGCCGCCCGCAACGGCGACACCAAAGCCAGCGGCGCCGCCATGCGCATCATCGAACGCCGCGCCCGCATGCTCGGCCTCGACGCCACGGAGTCGTTGAGTGTCGTCCTGGAGCGGCACCGCGACCTGGAGGGGCAGTTGGTGGCCGATGCGTTGACGGCGGCGTTGGATGTTCTGGGGTTGAGTTCGGAGCAGCGGGTAGCGGCGCTCGGTGCGGCGCAGCGACGCCTGTTGGACTCTGCGTAACCAGGCGCGTGGCAAACTGGAATGGACCATTCCGGCCCCACACGGGAGACACCCCCATGCCCATCAAGGTCTGCACCACCCTCGAAAGCGGCGCTGAGGTCTGCACCACCATCGACGTCGGTGACGACGCCGCACACCGCGCCTACACCACCACCATCGGCGACGGCGTCACGCTCAGCTACACCCTCGCCCACAACCTCGACGCCCTCGAACTCGTGCCCGTCATCCGCGACACATCCACCGGCGCCCTCACCGCCGCCGCCGCCGTCACCGTGATCGATGAGGACCGCGCCCGCCTCGACTTCACGACCGCCCCCACGACCGGTCAGCTGAAGGTCACCCTCCTCGCCGTGACCCCCGCCGCCTGACACCCGGCACCGTAGGGCGGCAGGCACCCCGGGCCTGCCGCCCGTTTTCGCGCCGGAAAGCCCGCGCCCGTGACGCTGCCACCATGGCCGCCATGAGCGCCACAGCGGAGATCCCGCCAACCTGGGCCGTCATCCCCTCCGCCGGGCGTGACCTCCTGCAAGATTGCATCGCCTCCCTCGTCGGCCAGGTCGACGGCATCGTCATCGTCGCCAACGGCGAACTACGCGGCCGCAGGACCGCCGGCACCGTAACCGTCGATGACACCGGCACCGGGCGGAACATCTCCCGCTGGTGGAACCTCGGCATCGACCACGTCGAGCGGCGCATGATCCTCGACGGCGTGGGCCGGTGGAACACGCTGGTCGTCAACGATGACGTGGTCGCCCCGCCGAACCTGGCCGGCGCCCTGGCCCACACGATGCGCAATACGACGGCGGTCCTTGCATACCCGAACCAGCACGACGGTTTCGGCACCGTGTGGACGCGGGCCGAGCCGGTGAACCTGTTCCACCGGATCACCGGCTACGCCTACATGCTCCGCGGTGAGATACGGCTACGCCTCGACGAGTCCATGGCGTGGTGGTACTCGGACGACTCGCTGGACTGGGAGGCACGCGAGGCCGGCGGGGCGGCCCTCGTTCCGGGATGCGCCGTGGAGCACCGGCGGCCCAACGGATACATGCACGTCCACCCCGAGCTCGGCGCGCAAGCCGGCCGGGACCGGCAGACGTTCCAGACGAAGTGGGGGCGCACCCCGTGGTGAGCGGAGAGCAGCGTATGAGGATCGCGGTAACGGGCGGGGCGGGGTTCCTGGGCAGGGCGGCTATCGCGGCGGCTGAGGCGGCCGGTCACCTGGCGTGGTCGTTCGACCGGTCCGACGGGAACGACATTCTCGGCTCGTTGGACGGGCTGGACGGCGCTGATGTCGTGGTCCATTTGGCGGGGATGCTGGGGACGGCGGAACTTTTTGATGATCCGGAGACCGCTGTTGATGTGAACGTGGTGGGGACGTTGCGGGTCTTGCGGTGGTGCGAGCGCAACGGTGCGGGGTACGTGGGGATCACGATGCCGCCGGTGTTCCCGTCGGTGTATACGGCGACGAAGGTGGCCGCGCAGCGGCTGGCGACGGCGTGGCATCTGGCGTACGGCGTACGGGTGTCGCATGTGCGGGCGTTCAACGCGTACGGGCCGGGGCAGAAGTTCGGGCCGGGTCATCCGCAGAAGATCCTGCCGACGTTCGCGCGGGCCGCATGGGCCGGCGTGCCGTTGCCGGTGTGGGGCGATGGCGAGCAGGTCGTGGACCTGGTGCACGCCGATGATGTGGGCCGCATGCTCATCGACGCCTGCGGTCACGGCGATGACGTCGTGTTCGATGCCGGCTCCGGTGAGCCGGTGACGGTGAATGAGTTGGCGCGGTATGTGCTGGCGGTGACGGGCTCGAAGGCGGCTGTCGAGTATCTGCCGATGCGCGCGGGTGAGGGGCCGGCGCGGATCGCCGCTGAGGGTGAGGGCTGGGAGCGGCTGGATTGGAAGCCGACGCACGATTGGGACCGCATTGCGGACGCCGTCCGGTGGTATCGGTGACGGCTGATGTCGCCTTGATCACGGCGATCTACGACACCTACGACCATCTGAAGCCGGTGCTGCCGCAGGCCGGGCTGAATGTCGAGTGGCTGTGCGTCACGGACGGGGCGCCGCTCCCGGATGCGGAGGCGGCGCGGGGCTGGACGATGATCTGCGAGCCTCGGCCGGAGGTGCATCCGAACCGTGCGGCGAAGCATCCGAAGTACGAGCCGTGGCGCTACACCGACGCGCCCGTGTCGCTGTGGGTGGACGCGTCATTCCGGGTCGTCTCCGACCGGTTCGCCATCGAGGCGACGGCCGGGCTCACGGAGGATGAGCCGATCGCCCAGTTCGTGCACCCGTGGCGGGACTGCCTGTTCGCGGAGGCTAAGGAGTCCGCGGGGCTGGCGAAGTACGCGGGTGAGCCGGTGCTGGAGCAGGCCGACCACTACAGCGAGCTTGGGCATCCGGAGGGCTGGGGACTGTGGGCGACCGGGGTGATCGCCCGGCGTCACACGGCGGCCGTACGGGAGTTTGGTGTGCGGTGGCTGGCCGAGACGTACGCATGGTCGTTTCAAGACCAGATCTCGCAGCCGTTTACCCTACGCGAGAAAGGGCTGCGCCCTGCCACGCTGCCCGGTAGCCACCTGGCGAATGGATGGCTGGCCTACGAAGGAAGCACGAGGCACTGATGAGCGAGCAGACACCGAGCGTCGGCAGGATCGTCCACTACGTTCCAAGCGGGCCCGAACCTGTGTGCTGGCCAGCGATCATCACCAGTGTTGGCGAGCTGTGCAACCTGACGCTCTTCCCGCCTGGCCAGGGCCCCGTGCCCATCGACGGCGCCGTGCCGTATGACTCGGCCAGCAGTTTCCGCACGTGGCACTGGCCGGAGCGTGTGTGATGACCAGCATCGAGATCGGCGGCGGCACCCTGGTCCAGCCCGGCTGGACGAACATGGACCCCAGACACGGCGACGGCCCCTGGCAACGCCTCGCACAAGACGGATCCTGGCCCGCCGCAGACGGCACCGTGGACGCCATCCGCGCCAGCCACGTGATGGAGCACATCCCCGCCGGCCAGCCCCGCATCGACGTCATGAACGAGGCGCACCGGGTCCTGAAGCCGGGCGGCGTTTTCGAGGTCATCGTGCCGTTCATGACGGGGACGTGGCACGCCATCGCCGACCCCACCCACGTGAGCTTCTGGGTGCCGGAGTCGTTCCACTACTTCGATGGCCTGTTCGCGGCGAACGCGGACTACGGCATCCGGCTGTGGACGACGCTGGAGCTGGAGACGCAGGGCGGCTTCGAGGGGCACTGGAAGGGCACGCCCCGGTGAACGCCTGCCCGTTCTGCGAGATCGTCGCCGGTCGCGCGCCCGCCATCGTTGTTCACGAGTGGTCCGACGTGATCGCGATCGTCCCGCTCAACCCTGTCGTCGACGGCCACACGCTGGTCATTCCGAAACGGCACGTGCCCGACTTCGCCGCCGACCCCGAGGTGTCCGCCGATGCCATGCGCCACGCCGCCCAGTTGATGCGCTGGACGCCCCGCCCGATGAACCTGATCACCAGCCGAGGCCGTGAGGCCACGCAGTCGGTGTTCCACCTTCACCTGCACCTGGTGCCCCGCGCGGCCAACGACGGGCTTGCCCTGCCCTGGTACAGCGGGAGGGGTGCGCCGCAGTGAAGCCCGGAGTGACGGTGGTGACCCCGTTCCACGCGGCGCGGGAGAGCAACGGCATGCTGGAGCGCGCCGCCGCATCGGTCCGCGCGCAGACCGTCTCGGTCCATCACATCCTGGCCCGCGACGTCCACAGCATGGGCGCTGCCGTCACCCGCAGTCACGGGCTCGCCATGGTGGAGACGGAGTGGACGGCGTTCCTCGACTCCGACGATGAGATGGACCCGGACCACGTGGAGAAGCTGCTCACCTGCGCGGCCGCCACGGGTGCGGACTACGTGTACCCCTGGTTCCGGGTCGTGGGCGGCACGGACCCGTTCCCGATGTTCTTCGGTAAGCCCTGGGACGACGCCGCCCCGAACTCCACGACGATCACCATCCTGGTGCGCACCGGGCTGGCGCAGCAGGTCGGCTTCCACGATCCGTGGGAGGACTGGGGTTTCGTCAATGGGTGCGTCGCGGCCGGGGCGAAGATCGTCCACCTGCCGGAGCGGACGTGGACGTGGCACCACGGTGGGCACAACTCCAGCGGCCGCCCGGACCGCGGGGACGCCACCAGTCGTTGAACCGGCGACAATCCGGTCATGAGTACGGACGACCGGGCAGCCATCGCACAACGCGCCGCCGCCATGCTCGGCGCCCACATCGACACCAAACACTGGACACCGCTCCCCCACCAGGTACCTCCCGGGGGTGATTGGTACGGCTGGCTACTGCTAGCCGGCCGATTAGTGGAGCTGGGAAAACGGACGCATGCGCCGAATACATCGCCCGGCACGTAGCCGGACCCCCTTGCCTCCCAGGACCCGTGCCGCACTGGGTCGGCATCATCGCCCCCACCCAAGGCGACGCCGTGACCGCCTGCGTCTCCGGGCCCTCCGGAATCAAGGCCCACGACCCAACCGCCAGCGGTCCCATCACCACCGTCGGCGGGACTGTCGTGCGCTGGCCCAACGGCTCCCAGGCCAAGTTGTACGGGGCGAACAGTCCGGAGGATGTCGAGCGGCTCCGAGCGGGCGGTAATACGTGCGTCGCCTGGCTGGAGGAGTTCGCCGCGTGGCGCTACATGGACGCGTGCTGGGACCAGCTCCGGTTCGGCCTGCGCTCGGGGCCGCGCCCGCACTGGGTGGCGTCGACCACGCCGAAGCCCAAGCCGCTGCTGAAGCGGCTCATGCAGGGCGAGATCCGTGGTGTGGTCACCACGCACGCGACGATGTACCAGAATCCGTACCTTCCCGTGCACATCCGTGACGCGCTGGAAGACAGCTACGGCAGCACCGAGCTGGGTGAGCAGGAGCTGTACGGCAAGCTCCTCGACGAGGTCAGCAACGCGCTGTGGCGGCGCGCGACGTTGGCCGCTGGCCGCATGCGGCTGGAAGATCTGCCGGACCTGATCCGGCGTACGGTCGGCGTGGACCCATCCGGCGGTGCAGGCGAGCAGGGCATCGTCGTCACCGCGAAGTCGGGGCTGCTGCTGCCAGGCCTGCTGCCCGGCCCCGCGGCCGATCCGGACGAGCGGCCCGTGCAGGGACAGCCGCGGCCGCAACATCACGGGTTCGTCCTCGATGACCGGACCTGTCACCTGCCGCCGGAGGGCTGGGGACAGCGGGCGGTCCAGGCCGCCGTGGACTGGGAGGCCCATGACATCTGCGTTGAGGTCAACTACGGGGGTGACCAAGCGATGGCCGTGATCCATACAGCGCTGGAGAAGGCCGGGGTGGATATCCCGGTGCGGAAGGTGCTGGCGACGCACGGCAAGGTCGTGCGGGCGCAGCCGGTCGCGGCGCTGGGTGCTCAGGGCCGGTGGCATCATGCCGGCACGTTTCCGGAGCTGGAGGACCAGTTGGCGACGTGGTATCCGGAGTTGGGTTGGTCGCCGGACCGGTTGGACGGGATGGTGTGGGGGCCGTGGCATATGAGGCTGGTGTCGGCGATTGTGAAGGGCCAGGGTTCGCTGGGTGGGGATCTGGCCAGGAAGCAGATCGTTGGCGGGCGCGGGCGGTAGTGGTTGCCGGAACGGGTGCCGTCGTCTGCGGGCCTACGCTGCGCGCATGGACCTGTGGTTGCTGCTGCTCGTGATGTCGCTGGCTACCTACCGGCTGACCCGGCTCGTTGTGGCTGACACGTTTCCGCCGGTGCTGTGGTTGCGGGATCGGGTCGCGGGCGGGTGGCGGCCCTTGACGGAGCCGGAGCACAACAGCCAGACCCGGTGGAAGGAATGGGAGATCCGGGACATTGACGATGAGGGTCACCGGTATGTGACTCGTGCGCGGTGGTCGCCGTTTTGGCTGGCTGAGTTGATGTCGTGTCCGTGGTGTGCGTCGGGTTGGCTGGCGGGCGGGGTGACGGCGGGGACGTGGGCGGTGGTGGGTCTGCCGGTGCCGGTGTTGGTGTGGCTGGCGGTGTGGGCGGTTGGTGCGCTGATCGCGTCGCAGGAGTGGGCGTAGCGTTCTGGTGAGGTGATGGGCGCGGGGGCTGTGTCGGTCCCTGTGGTTGGTTGGGAGCCGCTCGTGCTGGCGCGGGCGGCTCCGTCATGTCCGCCCGGAACGATCACCCCCTGCGAGCGTCCTACCCTGCACCCAGACCCACGAGCAGGGAGCAGCGATGGCCTGGTGGCACGCATTCAGCAGCCGCAAAACGCTGCCCACACCACGCCCCGACACCACCCCGCCCCCCGCCACACTCACCGCCGCCGCCCAACCCGTCACCAGCCCCCGCACCGACCTCCTCCGCAAACCCGACTCCTGGCAAGAAGAAGCCTGGGCCTACTACGAAGACCTAGGCCCTTTCCGCTACGCCGTCGAGTGGAAGAGCGCCATGCTCTCCCGCGTCCGCATCTACGCCGCCCGCCTGGAGACCGGCGAGGACGAGCCCGTACGTGCCGACGCAGGCACCGCCGTGGACCTGATGACGACCCTTGGTGGCGGCGTCTCCGGGCAGGCCCAGCTGATGGCGGAGCTCGCGACGCAGCTGGACGTGCCGGGCGAGGGCTACCTCATCGGCGAGACCGTCAAGGTCGGCGAGACCAGCGTTGAGCGGTGGTCGGTGCGGTCGATGGATGAGGTGCAGGCCAGGAACCGGCAGTTCCAGGTGATGGACGAGAGCAGCACGTCGGCGGGGGCGAAGTGGCGTCCGCTGGCGGAGGACTCGTTGGTGAACCGGGTGTACCGGCCGAGCAAGCGGTACCGCTACAGGGCGGATTCTCCGGCGCGGGCGGCGCGGTCCACGATGCGGGAATTGGAGTTGGTCAACCGGCACATCCTGGCTCAGTACCTCAGTCGCCTGGCGTCGGCTGGAGTTGTGATCTTCCCGGATGAGGTGACGTTCCCGGTGCGGGAGGAGTTCGCGGATGCCGCCGATCCGTTCATGGCCGAGTGGATCGAGATCGCTGCGGAGGCGATCAGTAAGCCGGGTACGGCGTCGGCGGTGGTGCCGATCCCGATGAGGATGCCGGGCGAGTGGATCGACAAGGTCAAGCACGTCGACTTCACTTTGCAGATCGACGACAAGATCATTGAGAAGCGCGACAGTGCCATCAAGAACCTCGCCAGCCAGCTCAACATCCCCGCCGAAGTCCTCCTCGGCATGGGCGACCTCAACCACTGGGGGGCGTGGTCAGTCGACGAAGCCGCGCTGAAGACGAACATCGCCCCCGACGCAGAACTCATCTGCCAGGCCATCACCGAGGGCTACCTCCAGCCCCGCCTCAAAGCCTCCGGCGTGGAGGACTACGCGAACTGGGTCGTCTGGTACGACATGTCCGAACTCGCGCTGCGCCCCGACCGCAGCGCGGACGCCTTCTCGGCCTACGACCGCCTGGAGATCAACGGCACCGCACTCCGCCGCGAGACCGGATTCGACGAAGCCGACAAGCCCACCGGCGACGAGCTCGAAGAGCAGGCCCTGAAAATCATCATCAAGACCCTGCCGTCCGGCGCCGGGTCCGCACTGTCGCAGCTCATCGGCAAGCAGATCACCATCGCGCCCACCGCGCCGCTCCAGCCCGGCGAAACCGTCACGCCGGCTGCCGACGCCGCGCCGGCCCCGGCCGAGCAGGCGCCGCCGGACACGCAAGGGCAGCCGCCGCCGGGGACTGCGGCTGATCGTGCGGCGGCGCAGGCCCGCACGGACCGGATGCTGCGGCAGGCGCGATCGCTGCACGCCGTCAGGTTCGCGACCGCCAGCGGGCCCGAACTGTTGCACCCGGCCAGCTGCGCCGAGCACGCCTACAGCTGCCCGTTCACACACGCTGCGGCGAAGCTCGCCACGCTGGCACGCCCCGGCACCTCCGGCACGTACGAGGCGCGCTTGGATCCGTTCGGGCAGCTCACTATCGGCCGGCTCGCACCCCACTGGAACACGTCCGGTTTCCTGACGACACGGAGCAGCAATGGATTCGCTCACAGCGGCCGCTGACGACCTGCTGCGCCGCCAGCCCACCGAACTCGAACTCGCCAGCCGCGTCGACTTCGCGGACATGAACGACGCCTGGCACAAAGCCGTCAACGACACCGTCGAGCAGTGGACGGCGGTGCAGGACGCGCAGCGCGCGCAGATCGTCGCGCAGGTCCAGGCCGCGGTCGACGCGGAGAAGCTGGACCAGCTCGACACGGCCACGGTGGACACCGGCGATGCGGAGACCGTGCTCTTCAAGCAGATGCAGAGCTTCGCGCAGGCGGCCGGCGCGGCGCAGCAGCGTGAGGCCGAAGCGCAGGGTGTCACCATCCCCGAGTGGTCGCTGGACGATGAGGCGCTCACGGCGGCCGCCGTGCGGGATCGGCTGCGGCAGGTGGCCCGTACGACGGCCCGGGTGCTGGGTGTGGGTCTGGTGCAGTCGGCGGTGCGTCAGGCGATGCGCCTGTTCGGGTCGGGCACGGGGGCGCAGGTCGCCGCTGCTGTGGATGAGCACCTGGCGGGCCTGTCGGGCGCGGCGGTCCAGGAGGCTGTGGGTGGGGCGATGTCGGCGGCGCAGAACGAGGGCCGCATGACTGTCCTCGCCGTTGCCCCTCCGGCGACATACGTGAGCACGGAAGCGCTCGACCGCAACTCATGTGCCCCTTGCAGAAAGATCGACGGCACCAAGTACGACACCCTCACCGCCGCCCGCAAGGCCTACCCCACCGGCGGCTACACCCGCTGCCTAGGCGGCTCGCGCTGCCGGGGAACCCTCGTCACCGTCTGGCCCCAGGCCGCGGGCAACGAGGCGGCCGGAGCGATCACCCTGGCGGCCGGGGCCACAATGCCCAGCGAGACGAACGGAGGCGGCGACGTGCCGTACAGCATCGTGCAGGACCACCCGGACTGCGGCGCCGATACGCCGTGGGCCGTTGTCCAGACCGACACCAAGGAACTCCAGGGCTGCCACGCCACCGACGCCGACGCCGAGGCGCAGCAGACCGAGCTGAACGCCGAAGAGAACCCCGAGGGCGACGCGCCCGCCGACGATGACATGGACTACGCGGGCAGCACCGCCCCGTGGCGCGGCCCCCTCGCCATCGAAGGCCAGGTCACCGGCGACGGCCGCGAGTTCGCCGCCGACGCCCTCACCTGGGCCGAGCTGCCCGTCCCGCTGCGGTGGAACAAGGAAGACTCCCACGGCGGCGAGGCGCGCACGATCGCGGTCAACGTCGGCCGCATCGACAAGATCTGGCGCGACGGCAGTCTCATCATGGGCGAAGGCGTCCTGGACCTGTCCGACGACGACGGCCGCCGCGTCCACGCCAAGATCGAAGGCAAGTTCCTCAGGGGCGTCTCCATCGACGCGGACTCCATCGCCGATGCCGACGTCGAGTTCGTGTGGCCCGACGACGTCAAGGAAGGAATGGACGAAGAGGCAGACGCCGATCTGTTCGAGATGCTCTTCTCCCAGCCCGAGAAGGTCATCTTCCACGGCGGCCGCATCAGGGCCGCCACCCTCGTGGACATTCCCGCGTTCGCCGAGGCCTACATCGCGCTCCTCGACGAGCAGGGCGCGGTCGTGGCCGGCGGCCAGACGCTGTCGCCGGAGGAGTTCCAGGCGCTCACCGTCCAGCACCTCACGGCCGTGGCCACCCACAACACCGCAACCTCGGACAGCCCCTGGGACGCCGGCGCCAACGAGAAGCCGTTGGTGTCGCCGATGACCGTGGACCAGGCCAAGCGTGCCTACGCCTGGTACGACCAGAGTGCCGTGCAGGACGGTGAGCTGCCCAAGAGCGCGGCGAAGTTCCTGCACCACGAAGTGGGCGCCGACGGTACGCCGGGTGCGGCGAACCTGGCTGCGTGCTCGGCTGCGATCGGTGCGTTGCATGGTGCCCGTGGGGGTGCGTCGATTCCGGCGGCGGACCGGCGTGGTGTGTATGACCACGTGGCCGCGCATCTGCGGGCTGCGGGTATGGAGCCGGAGCCGTTCCGGTCGTTGCCCGCGTTGACGGCGGGGGCGGGTGACGTTGTCTGGCAGCCTCCGTCCGCGTGGTTCGCTGACCCGAAGCTGTCGCTGCCGACGGGGATCACGATCGATGACGAGGGCCGCATCTACGGGCATGCGGCGCAGTGGGGTTCGTGCCACATCGGGCAGGAGGGTGTGTGTGTCCAGCCGCCGCGTGAGGAGGAGCACCCGTACTACCGGACGGGGGAAGTGAAGTGCGACGACGGCAGCCGGGTCGCGGTGGGTCAGATCACCGCGGGTACGGGGCACGCGCCGCTGCACCTGGGGGCGTCCCCGGCGGCGGAGCATTACGACAACACCGGTAGTGCGGTCGCGGATGTGACTGTGGGCAATGACGCTCACGGCATCTGGGTGGCCGGGGCGATTCGTCCGCATGCGGATCCGCTGCGGGTGTACGAGCTGCAGGCGGCCGGTCAGGTGTCGGGGGACTGGCGGCGGATCGGCGGGCAGCTGCGCCTGGTGGGTCTGTTGGCGGTGAATGTGCCGGGGTTCCCGGTGCCGAGGATGCGGGCGCGGGTGGCGTCGGGGCAGCCTCAGGCTCTGGTGGCGGCGGGCCGTCCGCAGGTGGCGTATGGGCTGTCGGAGGAGGATGTTCAGCGGCAGGCGCTGCGTGTCGTGATGGGCATGCTGCGGGACCGAGTCCAGGGCGGGAGGTGACTGACTGTGTGCAACTGCAATAAGCGGAAGCGGCCGACACCGCCGCCCCCGCCCGCGCCGCCAGCTGGCTGACCTGGGGATTTTACCGGACCGGCGAATGTAATTGGACATTTGCCGGTCCGAGTGCTAAGGGCTACCGTGCACGGAGAGTGGGCGCCAAAAGCGGGCGCAACCCCCCTTCGCACAGGAGGCAACCGTGCCGGCCGAGGAACTGTTCAGCGCCCCGTCAGACCTGACGCTCATCACCGACGACAACGAGCTCCGCGAGCTCGAAGCGCGCGGTGTCGCCGAGTTCGACCGGGTCGATGCCCTCGACGCCGTCGACCCCGAGTCGTTGCAGTACGCGATGCGGATCACCGAGGACCTCGACCGGGTCCGCGCCGAGCTGCGTGTTCGTGAAGTCCGGGCGCAGGAGCAGGCCGGTCTGCAGCAGGCCCGCGTCGCCGACCAGCTCGCCACGCTCCGTACCCGCGTCAACGGCCCCGGCGACCAGGCCGCAGCAACACAGGCCGCTACGCCGCAGATCGACGCCGAGGCCATCGCCGCCGCAGCCGCCCGCGGCGTCACCGCCGGCATGGTCGCGCTGATGGGCGAGCGCCGTGGCGGAATCGACGCCGGAGCCCTTGCCCGCCGCGCCACCGCCTCACTGGCGGAGACCGCGCAGCACGCCCCGGCTCCGAAGGTCCCCCAGGCGCGCCTGGCGGTCACCGCGTCCGTCGACATCCCCGGTGTCGCCCACGGCGGTGAACTCCCCACCCTGTCCAGCCTCGCTGACGTGGTGGCCCGCAAAGCCAAGAGCATGCCGGTCACCAGCGACGGCAACGGAAACCACCAGCTCGTCGCCAGCATCCGCAACGACTACTCGCACACGGTGGACGACCGCACGTCGCCCGCTGAGGTCCAGGAGCTCATCAACTTCCTGACCTCCGAGGACAAGAAGGGCGCGCTCGTCGCAGGCGGTGGCTGGTGCGCCCCCAGTGAGACGCGCTACGACTTCTTCAACATCGCTTGCGAAGACGGCCTCATCGACCTGCCGACCGTGGGCATCACCCGGGGCGGCATCCACTTCCCCATCAGCCCGTCCCTCGCTGACGCCCTCGGCGGCGGCACGGCGTTCGCCCCCTTCGCAGCGACGTTCAGCAACACGTCGAACCCGTGGCTGTGGACCGAAGCCGACGACATCCTCACCGTCACCGGCGCCACCAACAAGCCCTGCATCCGGGTCCCCTGCCCGACCTTCGACGAAGAGCGGCTGGAGTGCTACGGCATCTGCCTCACCGCCGGCAACCTCGCTGACAGTGCGTACCCCGAGGCCACGCAGAACATGCTGCAGTTGCTGATGAGCGCCCATGCTCACGCGATGAACGCCCGCCTCATCGCCCTGATGCTCGCCAACTCCTCCGCGACCACCACGGTCGGCGGCACTGTCACCGACTCGGCGGCCCCGCGCATCTACAACGCCGTCGGCATGGCGGCCACGGACTACCGGGCCCGCTACGGGATGTGCATCGATGACGTCCTCGAAGTGGTCCTGCCGTACTGGGTGCGTGAGGTCATCCGCGGCGACCTGGCCTGGAAGGCCGGCGTTGAACTCCCGGCCGTTGGCAACGCCGAGGTCGACTCGTACTTCGTGGCCCGCAACGTCGCCGTCCAGTGGGTCAACGACTGGCAGGTCCGCGGCGCGAGCCAGTTCGGCAACGCCACCGCCATGACCGCGTGGCCTACCACGGTGGACTTCCTGATCTACGCGGCTGGCACGTTCATCCACGGCAGCGGCCTCAGCCTGGACCTCGGTGTGATCCGCGACAGCGTCCTGAACGCGGAGAACGACCACACCGCGGCCTGGTCCGAGGAATGCCACCTGGTCGCCCGGGTCGGCCACGAGTCGCGCAGGTACACCGTCGGATTCAACGTGAAGGGCTCGACCGGCGCGCTGCTGGCCGACGCCGCCCGCGTCTGATCCCGGTCTGATCGAACCGAGTAGGAGGGTGGTGAGCGCCGGTGGCCGGAGCACGCCAGATGGTCGACCCGCCAGCGTTCACCGCCCTGCCGTACGGGCTGTGGAACGCCGTACAAAAGCCCACCCCTGTCAGCGAGCACTGGCAGGCAGGCGTCACCTACATCACCCGCTGCCCCACCGGCGGAACCACCTACGACGAATGCCTCTCCGTCACCGGCACCGGCGAAGCACCGCCCGCCCCGCCGGCCAAGGCGGACAACGTCCCGCAGGAATTCCGGGGCGCGACCCCCTTCACGATCTACGCCCGCTTCGACTGCTCCCCGGTCGGCATGCAGGCCGCTGAGACCGCCGCCTCGGATGCTCTGGCCCGCGTGGAGCAGCAGCAGCTGGAGGCCGCGTTCTGGACCGGCGCGGTCGGCGGGCAGACCATCGCCTACCCGCACCTCGCGGATGACGCGGAGCTGGCCGACACCAACGGCATCGTCCTGCAGACCGCGGCGACCACGGTGGCCAGCGGCGTGGACGTGGTTACGGCGCTGGGCGCTTTGGAGCAGGAGCTCGCCGAGTGTTACGCCGGGCAGGGCATCATCCACATCCCGCGTTCCGCGCTCCCGACGTTCGCTGCGGCGTACCTGGTGCGCGAGGTGGACGGGCAGCTCCTCACCCCGGCGGGGAATCTGATCGTCGTCGGAGGCGGCTACCCGGGGACTTCCCCGGCGGGTGCGGCTCCGGCGGCGGGCACGACGTGGATCTATGCCACGGGCGCGGTGTTCGGGTACCAGGGGGATGTGTTCGTGAGCAGCGCCCGGGAGTCCTTCGACCGGGCGGAGAACACCATGCAGATGCTCGCTGAGCGGACGTACCTGCTCGCTTTCGAATGCTGCCACCTCGCGGCGCTGATCAATCTGGGTGTGCCGGACGGCACCGCATAAGGGAGTTGGATCATGGCAGTTTCCACGTGCGTGACACCCATCAAGGGCACCGTCCTGCGGATCGTCGCCCTCGACGCGTGCGGCACCCCCGTCACCGGCGCATCCGGGTTCGTGGCCTCATCCGCCGGCTTCGTCCAGGTACAGATGTCCCCGGACTACGAGGACGGCGAAGAGTTCTTCGAGCGCACCGCCTCCGGCGCGGCGTGCGTCAACCAGAAGGACGACCCCACCCTGAAGCGATTCGGGCTGACCATCGACTGGTGCGAAGTCAACGTACTGCTCGCCTCCTACATCATCGACGCACGCACCCTCAGCACCGGCGCCCCGGCGACAGGCACCGGCTTCGCGGTCGCCGAGGGCAACCCCGTCAACCGCTACAGCCTGGAGGTGTGGCAGCAGGTCGCCGGATCCGGCGCGTGCGACGCTACCGGCGCCCAGCGGTACATCTACAACGCGTGGCCCAACGTCGGCGCCACCCAGCTCGGTGACTACACCGTCGAAAACGCCAAGTCCACCCTGCAGGCCATCGCCGAGACGAGGGGCGCGGGAGCGACCTGGGACACCCTCGTCGGCGCCTCCTGGCTGCCCGCCGGTGAGTCTGTTCACACCGATGAGCACTGGGTGTGGAACGTCACCACCGTCGCCCCGCCGACCGCGGCGTGCAACTCGACCACGCTGTGACCGGAGGGTAGGCCGTGGCGAACGAGGGCGCCGATTTCGGTCCTTGCGCGGATTGGCCGATCGAGTGGATCTGTGATGTGCCGGCGGAGTCGGCGGCGCTGACGGGGCTGGCGGTGTCGACGGCGACGGAGGTGTTGTGGGCGCTGACGGGGATGCGGTTCGGGCTGTGCACGGTGACGCTGCGCCCGTGCCGTCGTGACTGCTACGACCTGTTCCCTGGTGACTTCGGGCCGCCGTGGGTGGGGACGTATCCGCAGCCTGCGTTGATCGGGGGGCAGTGGTTCAACCTCACCTGCGGCGGCTGCGCCGGGTCGTGCTCGTGCGGGGAGGTCAGCGAGTTTGTTCTGCCGGCGCCAGTGCACGAGATCGTCGAGATCAAAATCGATGGCACGCCGATGGTGACGGGCTCGTATCGGGTGGACAACAACCGGATCGTGGTCCGTACGGACGGCGGGGTGTGGCCGCGCTGCAACGACCTGTCGCGGGATGACACGGAGGTCGATACGTGGTCGGTGACGGCGACGTACGGCGAGGTGGTCCCGGAGGGCGCGAAGCTCGCGATGGGTGCGCTGGCGTGCGAGATCATCCGGGCTGCGTCGGGTGGTGATTGCAAGCTGCCTGCTGGTCTGCAGCAGCTCGTCAGACAGGGTGTGACCATCAGCTATCCGGATGTGGGTGAGCTGTTCCGGCTGGGGCGGACGGGCCTGTATTTGGTGGACATGTTCTTGGCCGCGTGGAATCCGTATGGGTTGCGGCAGCGGTCGCGGGTTTACAGCGTGGACCGGCCGACGGTCAGAAGGGCAGGGACATGATGCTCGGCTTTGTAGCCCTCGGGATGAGCGTGGTTGCTCTTCTCGTTTCCTATGCCCTGTCGCGTCAGACCACCGCCCTGCTTCGTCAGGCCGAGGAGTTGCGAGAGCGTGCGCTGCGGGAGCTCGACGAGGCGAAGAAGCTCCGCTCATGATCACTGGCCCGTTGAAGTGGTACACCGTCGCCGAAGCACTCCGGGTCGCCATCGACGCCGAACTCACCGTCGCCCCGGCCCGCTCCTCCGTCGTGCCCGGCGCGATCGCCTGGGACGAATGCGACTGCGGGCTCCTCGCCGTCAGCGTGGCGCAGATCTTCCTGTCCGACACCTTCCCCGACCAGCTCGCCAACAAGGCAGGCACCCGCTGCGACGCGGCGTGGGAAGTCGGAGAGTTCGTCCTGCAGATCATCCGCTGCGCCCCTCAGCCCGAAGACGGCAAGCTCGCGCCCACCACCCCCGCCCTGGACGCCTCCGCCCAGGAGGTACTGCGGGACGCGTACGAGCTGCTGCTGGGCGCGTCGGTGAAGCTATGCCAGATGAGTGACGCGCAGGACATCGTGGACTTCATCATGCGCCCGCTGACCGCACAGGGCCCGTCGGGCGCGTGCGTGGGCAGTGAGCTGCGCGTGTTCGTCGCCCTACAGAGGAACTGACCGTGTCCTTCAACGTGAACGTCCAGTTCAACCTGGACCGAGGCCGCATCGAACGCATGCTGCACCTCCCCGGCGGCCTGGTCTACCGCAACATGGAACGCCGCCTGCGCCGCGTCGAGGCCGAGGCGAAGCGCCGCGCACCCGGCTCCATGGGCGCGGGGATCCGGAGCTCGATCCGGTCCAACGGCGGCGACTTCCAGGGCGTCATCACCTCCACCCACCCCGCCACGATCTACGTGGTCGGAGGCACCCGGCCGCACATCATCCGCCCCGTACGCGCCAGGGCGTTGAGGTTCACCGTCGGCGGCCGCGTGGTGTACGCGAAGATCGTCCACCACCCGGGAACCGCCGCGAACAACTTCCTCGCGGCATCACTGCGGGCCGCTCTCTAACCCACCGGAAAGATCTTGAACGGGGCGGACCTACCGTCACCGGCATGAAGGACTTCAGCCGCCCGCGCGACCGCCTCCAGTTCACCATCGACGGCGACGTGTTCGAAGCCGCCCCCGCCCTCCCCGGCAAAACCCTCACCGAGTTCGCCAAACGCTTCTCCGACATCGCCGAAACCGACCTGAGTGACAGGCTCGACATCTTCGCCGACGCCCTCGGCATGGTCCTCCTCCCCGACTCCAACGCCGTGTTCCAGAAACGCTTCGAAGACCTCGCCAACCCCATCCAACTGGAACAGGCCAGCGACGTCATCACCTGGCTCCTGGAGCAGTACGGGCTACGCCCTACACGGCCGTCCTCGCCCTCACCCACTGGGCCGCCCAACCCGGAACCTGGCACGAGCTCGACGGACGATGCGCAGCCGCAGGCGTCGATCCCGGCGACCTTCCAGCCGACCGGTTCCTCAACCTGATCTACGCCGAAATGACCCAGAGGATCCACGTCCGAGAAGGCCAGACCGCCGACGCCGCACGGCGGCAGTTCGACGGCCAACTCGGCGTGTCCGCATGGGCCACACCCGGCAGCGAGCAGCGCGACCCTGAACCCCGCGACCCCGGCGCGCCCTGGTGGTGGCACTCCGCTGAAGAAGCCTCTCAGTACTTCGTGAAGAGGGCCCAGGCAGAGGGGCTGATCGAATGAGCACCCCCAGCGGCCAGGTCATCGGTGACGCGCAGATCCGGGTCGACGCCGACACCGACCCCGCGATCCGCGCCCTCCGCGGCTTCTCCCGCGACGTCAACGGCCGCCTCCGCGACGTACGCGGCAGGTTCGTCGCCGAATCCGGCGCCATCAACCGGGCACTCGGCGGAACCACCGGCGGAACCGACCGCTTCGGCCTCTCTCTTCGAGGCCTCAGCCACATCACCAGTGGCCTCGGCGGATCCCTCAGCATCGCCGGGAGCGCCCTCGCCAAGTTCGGGCTCGCAGCCGGAGCCATCGGAGCCGCCGCCGGCACCGCCGTACCGCTCCTGGCCGGCGTCGTCACCGCACTGCAGAACATCGCCCCCGCAGGCGCGGCCGCCGTGACCGGGATGCTCGCCGTGCAGCAGGCGTCGGCTGTCGTCAAGCTCGGCATGGTCGGCATCAAGGACGCTGTTACCGCGGCCCTCGACCCGTCCGACCCGAAAGCTTTCGCGGAGGCCATGAAGGGCCTGTCGCCAGAAGCCCGTGGCTTCGCCACAGCCGTACGGGAAATTCAGCCCCAGCTCAAAGCCCTCCAACAGGGCGTACAGAACCAGCTGTTCGACAACTTCGGCGAGTCCCTTCACTCTCTGTCGGACGCGGCGCTCCCCGTGCTGCGCACCAACCTGACCGCCACCGCGCAGGTCCTCAATGCCATGGGCCGCGGCGCGGGCACCGCCGCTCAGGAGCTCGCCGAGAACGGCACCCTCGGCAAGGCCATGGCGGGTGCCAACATCGGGTTGCAGCACCTGCAGATCCTCCCGGCGCGGGTCGTCACCGCGCTGGGTCAACTGGCGGCTGCGGGGGCTCCGGCTTTCGGCCGGCTGACGCTGGCGGCGGCCGACGCGGCTGGCGGTATCGCTGACCGGCTGTCCGGCGCTTTCAAGTCCGGGGCGCTAGAGGACTCGGTCAACACCGCGGTGGATCTCCTCGCGAGCTTGGGTGACATCGCGGGGAATGTCTTCGGGACCATCGGGAACGTCCTGGGTGCGGTCAGCGGCGAAGGTGGCGGGGCGTTCACGGTCCTCACGCAGGTCACGCAGGCGTTGCAGGACGCGACCGCGACCAAGGGTTTCCAGGCTGCGATGCAGGCCCTCGCGCAGACGATGGGCGTGGTCGGCCAGGTCCTGGGTGGTGTCGTCGGGCACCTCCTCGCCGATCTCGGGCCGGTGTTCACGTCGCTCGCCGGGCCCGTGCAGTCGCTGGTGACGACGCTCGGCACGGCTCTCATGCCGGTCCTGGACGTTCTCGCCAAGACGTTCACGGTCCTGGGCACCACGCTGGGTCCGCTGCTGGAGAGCGCCCTGATGGCCCTGTCGCCCGTCCTGGTCGCACTGGCCGGACCCCTGCAGACTTTGATCCAGGGACTGGGGGCCGCGCTCGGCCCGATCATCAGCGCCCTGGGTCCGGTGCTGCTGACGGTGGCGACGGGCATCGGGCAGATGGCGACGGCCCTGGTACCGCTGCTCCCACCGATCTCCCAGCTGATCTCGTCGCTGCTGCCCGCACTGGAGCCGCTCCTCACACTGATCGCGGGCGTGTTCGTGGCCCTGGCCGGGGCGGTCGCGCCACTGGTGCAGCAGCTGGTGACGTCCCTGCTGCCGCTGCTCCCGCAGATCACGGGCCTGTTCCAGCAGCTCGCACCCATCATCATGCAAGTCGTCACCGCGCTACTCAGCGCGCTGGTGCCCGTGCTGGCCGCGCTGCTCCCGGCCATCGCACCGATCATTGCGACGTTCTTGCAGCTTGAGGCCACGATCCTGCCGGTGCTGGCACAGCTCATCACTGCACTGGCGCCCGTGATGGCCACGCTCGGCCTCGCGATCGCCAACCTCGCGATCGCCTTGGTGCCGCTCGTCAACGCGATCCTGCCGCTGATGGTGCAGTCGCTCACCTCGCTGCTACCGGCGATCACGCCGGTCATCGTGCTAGTGGCGCAGCTCGCCACGATCCTCGCCAACCAGCTCGCCAACACCATCAACAACCTGGTCGTCCCCGCGATCAACCTCATCGCCGCACTGCTCAACGGCAACTTCTCCGGCGCATGGACCGCCGCGAAAGCGTTGGTTGCCGGAGTCATCCGCTACCTGATCGGCACGATCAACAACCTCGGGGCTGTCATCGCCGCGGTCTTCGGCGGGGTCGCCTCCAAAGTCAGAGCATCAATGGCCGCTGTCGGCTCGGCGATCTCCGGCGGCATGTCGCGGGCCAGGTCCATTGTCAGCGGCGCCATGGCGGCCATCGCCGGGTACTTCAGCACCCAGTTCGGCAGGGCCCGGACGGCTGCGTCCAACGCGATCAGCGCTGTCGTCAAAGCTGCCAGCGGCCTGAAGGGCAGAGTGCAGGGCGCCGTGTCCGGGGCGGCGGGCTGGCTGGTGAGCGCGGGACGCGACCTCATCCGAGGCATGATCGGCGGCGTCAAGTCGATGGCCGGAGCACTCGGAGCTGCAGCCAAGGACGCAGTATCGGGCGCCGTGAATTCCGCCAAGTCACTCCTGGGGATCAGCTCCCCCTCGAAGGTCTTCGCCGAGATCGGCCGCAACGTCGGGAAAGGCTTCATCAAGGGCCTCACCGGCACGCAGGCGCAGATCAACCAGACCGCCGACAGGCTCGCCGCATCCATCACCAAGGCCTTCAAGGGCCGCGCCAGCCGCGTCGATGACCGCCTCGTCAACCTCGTCGACTCCAGCAACAAGCGCCTCACCAACCTCGCCAACCAGCGTGACAAGATCAGCGCCCGCATTCAGCAAGCCCAAAAATTCGCCACCGACCTGGCCGCCCAAACCAAAGCCAGCTTCTCCCTCACCGACGTCGCCAACGGAAACTTCACCGTATCCGGCCTCGAACAAGGCCTCATCGGCGCCCAAAAATCCATCAAGCGCTTCACCGACGACATCCGCGCCCTGCAGAAGAAAGGCCTCCGCAAAGACCTCATCCAACAGCTCCTCGACCTCGGCCCGGAGCAGGGCGCGGCACTGGCGAACTCCCTCGCGAACGCCTCGAAGGCCTCCATCAAGAACATCAACAAGCTGCAGGGCAACGTGTCCTCCGCGTCCACCACCCTCGGCCGCCTCGGCGCGGACGCCCTGTTCGACGCGGGCAAGAAAGCCGGAGAAGGATTCCTCACCGGCCTCAAAGCACAGCGCAAGAACATCGAAGACCTGATGGTGTCCATCGCCAAGTCCATCCAGAAAGCCATCAAGAAAGCCCTGGGCATCAAATCCCCCTCCAAGGTCTTCGCCGACATCGGCGCCAACACCGCGCAGGGCTTCATCGTCGGCCTCACCGACAGCATCCCCGCACTCGAAGCCGCCACCGCGAAACTGTCCCAGGCTGTCGCAGGCGCCGGCGCGGCCACCATGCCCGCCGCCATGACCGCAGCCACCCAGCCGGCCCGCACCCTCACCGCGGGGACAGTGGGGGCCGTACGCACGCCATCCGTCACCGCCGCTGCGCCCCAGCCGGTCACTATGACGTTCGTCAACCAGGGCGTCATCGGGTCGCAGATGGAACTCGACGCCTGGCTGACGACATCCATCGAGCGACTGCGCAGGCAGAAGAGACTCCCGATCGCCACGGGAGCCTGACATGACCTGGGACCAGTGCGTCACCGACACCACTTACACCCTCCTCATCGACTGGAACGGCGACGGCGGCCTCGACGCCGGACCCTTCGAAGGCGGCCTCGACGACTGGGCGACCGACGGGCCCGTCACCATCAGCCGCACCACCACCAACGCCTACACCGGCCGCTACTCGATGCTCGCGACCTGGCAGGACTACACCGGCACCGGCACCGCACCTCGCATCTTCAAGTCCGTCAGCGGCCTCACCATCGGCGCCACCTACACCTACCGGGCCCACATCTACATGCCCGCCACCGGGATGCCCGTCTACCTCAGCATCAACGGCGTCACCTCCTCCGCTGCCGGGTACACCGCCGGCACCTGGCAGCAGCTGGCCGTCACGTTCACCGCCACGGCCACAACCCACACCCTGCAGATCCTGCCCGCCACCTATCCGGCAGGCGGCGCCAACCTCACCAGCAACGCGTACCTGGTGTCCGACGCCACGGGCTGGAGCGGCAACGCCGCGGCCATCGCCTACTCCACCGCCGTCCTCGCACCCAAGGCGCTCGGGTCTTTGCGGGTCACACCCAACGGCGTTGCCACATCGGGCAGCGCAGACTCCACCCTCTCCGCCGCCGGCACGATCGTCGCGGGCCAGAGCTACTCGGCATCCATGTGGGTGTACTCGCCCGCCGGCTGGACCGACCTGCGGCCAGCGGTCAACTGGTCCAACGCCGCAGGCACCTTCATCTCCAGCTCCCTCGGCTCCGGGTTCTCCGTCCCGGCCGGCGTATGGACCCACCTGCGGCAGACCTTCACCGCCCCCGCCCTGGCCTCCCGGTACAACATCCGCGCCCGCCATGGCGGGACACCAGCCGTCACCGACATCTACTACGTGTGGGGCGTCCACCTCTCCGACCTGGCCCAGCCAGAGACCACCCTGGCCGACTACATCCAGGTCATCGGCCCCAACGACGACGTCACCGAAGACGTCCTCACCGCGGGGATCGTCACCTCCTACGGACGCAACCAGAACCGGCAGCTGTCCCCTGCGGGTGTCGGCAATGCAGGCTTCAGCCTGTGCAACGTCACGCGCTTGTACTCGGCTGAAAACACCGCCAGTCCCCTGTACGGCGACATCGGGCCCGCCCGTCCCGTGCACCTGGAAGTGACGCACGGCGGCGTCGTCTATCCCGTCCACGCCGGGCGCATCGACGACTTCGAGGTCCACCCCGACCGGGCCAACCGGTCTGCGGACATCACCTCCCTCGACGGACTCGCGCTCCTCCAGGGCGTGAAGATCAGCACCGAGTTGATGGTTGCCCCCCGCACCGGGCAGATCATCAACCGCATCCTCGATGCCGTCGGCTGGACCGCAGGCCGCGACATCGACGCGGGCGCGACGTTCCCCCGCTACTGGTGGGCCGAGGACGACAACGCCTTCGACGCCATGCAGGACGTGGTCCGCGCCGAAGGGCCACCCGCGATCGGCTACGTCGCACCGGACGGGACGTTCGTGTTCCGCGACCGGCATCATCGCCTGCAGGATGCGGCGTCGCTGGCATCGCAGGCGGTGTTCGCCGAGGAGCTGGTGGACTGCGATTCGGTGCCGGTGACGGGCTTCGACTACACGGCGCCGTTCGGGTACGAGCACGGCTGGCGGGACATCGTCAACGTCGTGTCGCTGCCTGTGGAGCAGCGGGTCATCGACCCGGCGGTGTCGGTGGTGTGGTCCTCGGACACGCCGTTCACGATCACCGCCGGGCAGACTGTTCAGGTCACGGCGTCCGCCAGTGACCCGTTCCTCAAGGCGGTCACGCCGGTGTCGGGCACGGACATCGTCACTGCTGGCGGCGTGACTGTGTCAGCGACGTTGTCGCGGACGTCGGGGCAGTCGGTGGTCGTATCCGTGACGGGCACCTCGGGTACGGGAACGGTCACCTATCTGCAGCTGCGGGCCCTGGCTGTGCCGGTGTCGCAGACCACGAAGGTCACCGAGCAGGACGCGGCGTCGATGGCGACGAATGGGGAGCGGACCTACCCGGAGTCCGTGCCGTGGGCGGGGCTGGGTGATGCTCTGGCGGTGGCGCAGGTGATCCTGGCGCACTATGCGCAGCGCCGCCCCATTGTCACGGTGCGGATGGTCGCGCAGGACGGGGCGCACCTCCTGCAGATCCTCACCCGCACCCTGTCCGACCGGGTCACCATCCGCAACGGCGAGCTGGGCTTGGATGACGACTTCTTCATCGAGTCGGTCACGCACACCATTCAGCGCATCAACACTGGCAAGCCGCCTGTGCACGCCGTGGTGTTCGGCTGCGAGAGGCAGTTGGATACCGCGTCGCTCGTCCCGTTCACGTTCGACCTCGCCGGGCACGGCTTCAATGACGGCCAGTTCGTCGGCGTCGGCGTCGACGATCCCGACACCGTGTTCATTTTCGACGATCCCGTCAACGGCCAATTCGGCGTCGGCGCGTTCGGCACCTAAGGAGAAGCGCTGTGCAGTTGATGATGGTCCGGGCGCGGGCCTACGTGTATGCGGGCGATTGGGTGGCGGACTGCCCGCGTGAAGGGTGCGGCAACGTGGAGCACCTCTACGACCGCACTAGTGCCCGCAATCCACGTGCTCCGCGCATTGTGCAGAAGCCGGAGTTCGGCTGCTCCAACTGCGGCCACGCTGCGCCCATCGAATGGCCTGCGGACATGGCCGCGATCACGGCGGTGCTGGGGCTGCGGCCGGTCCCGCAGAACCGCAACTGGTACCCGGCCTCGCATGAGGTGGCGATCCGCTTCCGGCTGCCCCACGGCCAGAGCGTCGCGGATCTGGTGGAGGAGAACGCCGCGCACGGCGTCTCCGCCGCATACAAGGAGATGATCTGAAGTGGCCTGGACGGCACCAATGACGGCGGTCGCCAACAGTGTTTTTACCGCCGCACAGTTCAACCAGTTCGTGCGCGACAACTTGAACGAAACCGCGCCCGCGAAATCCACACAAGTGTCATCACACTTCGTCGGCAACGGCGTCAACTCCATCGTGGAACGCCTCTCCGACGTCAGCAACGTCGCCGCATCGGAGACCACCGCATCCACGTCCTACACCGACCTCGCCACTCCCGGGCCCGCCGTCACCACCACCACAGGCAACCGCGCGATGGTCTTCATCCGCTGCGCCATGGAGAACACCGGGACCGGCGCGTCCTTCATGACGGTCGAAGTGTCCGGCGCCTCATCGATCGCCGCATCGGACACTTTGGCCATCAACATCAACGGCCTCGCCGCGTCCCGCTGGCGCCTGGGATCCATGTACATGATCAGCTCCCTGACCGCCGGATCCAACACGTTCACCGCGAAATACAAGGCCGGGTCCGGGACCGGCACCTGGCTCAACCGGCAGGTCGCCGTCCTCCCCTTCTAATCGGAGTCGCCCATGTCAGCTCTCTTCACTACCGGAACCGGCGGCTACTACACCTACCGCCTCCCCGCCCTCACCCGCACCCCGGCAGGCACCCTCATCGCCGTCTGCGAAGGACGCGTCGACAGTGACGCCGACACCGGCAACATCGACCTCGTGTGCCGCCGCTCCCCCGACGGCGGCACCACCTGGTCCGCCCAGTACGTCGCGCTCGGACACGGCTCCAACACCGCCGCAGGCCCCGTCCTCCTGACCGACCCGGCGTCGGGTGATGTGCTGCTGATGTCCTGCTACAGCCGCGCCCAGGACACCTCGGAACTGATCCGCTCCGGGGAGGCCGGGCCGCGCCGCATCTACGTGCAGCGCTCGGCGGACGACGGCGTCACCTGGTCCGCGACCGTGGAGATCACCGCCGCCGTGCGGCCCTCGTGGATGCGCGGCTACGGCACCGGCCCCGGCGCGGGCGTCACCCTGGCCTCCGGGCGCCTCGTCGTGCCGTGCTGGCACACCCGCACCCCCGCCGGCACCGACACCGGTACCGAGGCGAAGTACTACGGTGCGCACGGCATCTACTCCGACGACGGCGGCGTGACGTGGGCGCTCGGCTATGTCGGCTCGATCGCGGACGGCTACATCAACGAGAACGAAACCACCGCCGCGCAACTGCCGGACGGTCGCGTGTACCTGTCCTGCCGCGACCAGGGCGGCACCGCGCCCGGCACCCGTGCCGACACCTACAGCGCGGACGGCCACGCGCTGAGCGGGCCTTTCCAGCCGCAGGCAACCCTGGCCATGCCCACCGTCCACGGCGCCGTCATCGCCCTCCCCGACGGCAGGCTCCTCCACTCCGGCCCCGCACACCCCTCCGAGCGCGCCGCGATGGCCCTGTGGATCAGTGACGACCAGGGCGTCACCTGGCAGGTGAAGCACCGGGTATCGGGCCTGCCGGCGGCGTACTCGTCGATGGTGCTCCTGGACGCAGAGGTGGGTCTGCTGTACGAGACGGGCGCAGACGGCCCGTACGGGGGCATCGACTTCGTTCGCATTCCGCTGTCTCAGCTGTGAGGGAACCCCGCGATGACCAAGACCGGCCCACAGAAATACACCGGCGCCTCTACCGCGCACTGGTACCAGAAGGCGTATCCGGGCGACGCGATGGAAGTCAACGTCGTCGTCCTTCACACCACCGAAGGGCGCACGCTGCCGGACTACGGGGGCGGGGCGACCGCACCCAATCTCACCGCTGTGCCCGACGTGGCCGCGCGGAAGCTGGTCTGGTACCAGCACTTCGACATCGACGTCTCCTCCCGGGCCCTGGTGAACCTGGCCGGCGGAGTCCAGACGAACACGCTGAACGTGTGCCAGGTGGAGCTGGTCGGCACCTGCGACCCGGCGACGCACGCCAAGTGGGGCAGCGCCGCGCACATCTACTGGCCGCAGGCACCGGACTGGGCGCTGGCTGAGGTCGCCCGGTTCCTGGCGTGGATGAACGCTCAGCACGGCGTGCCGCTGTCCGGGCCGACCAAGTGGCCCGCGTACCCCGCCTCGTACGGCACGAGCAACGGCGCCCGCATGAGCAACGCCACCTGGACCGACTTCTCCGGTGTGTGTGGGCACCTGCACGTCCCGGAGAACCTGCACGGAGACCCCGGCGCGATCGACTTCGCCCGGCTCATCGCCCTCGCGAAGGGCACCACAGAGGAGGACGACATGGCACTCACCACGGACGACATCGGCAAGGTGGCTACGGCTGTCGCGGCCAAGCTCATCGCGGGCGGCGGCGTACTGGAGACCAGCGACGTGGACCGCGTCACGGCCGCCGTCGCCGCGGCGTTCACGGCTGGTGAAACCGCGCAGACCGCGGCGATCCAGGCCGCGCTGGCCAAGCTGCCTGTGACCGTGGCCCTGACCGACGCGCAGATACAGGCCCTGGCCGGCAGCCCTGCGCTGGCCGAGGCAATCGCCGAGCGCGTGGCGGTCAAGCTCGCCGCCCGCCTCGCCTCCTAACCCCCGCGCAGAAACGGATCCTCACATGGACAGCGTCCACCTCGGCACCGCGTACTGGCTCGGCCTCGCGATCAGCGTCGTCCTGCCCGTCCTCGTCGGCCTCGTCACCACCCGCGTCACCTCGGCCGGTGTGAAGGCCGTGCTCCTGCTGCTGCTCACCGCCGTGAACGGGTTCCTCGTCGAGCTGTCGCAGGCGGGCGACGGCTACAGCATCGGCACCGCCGTCGTCCTGTGGGGCGTCAGCTTCGGCATCGGCGTCCTCATCCACTTCGGCCTGTACAAACCCACCGGGCTCAGCGCACTGGCGCAGAACACCGGCCGCACCAGTCTGGAAGGATGACGGCATGTCCCTGGATGAGCGGATCAAGAACCTCGCCCGGCAGGTGATGGGAGAGGCCAGCACGACCCGGCCCCCGGCGGAACTCGCCGCATCCGTCGGCGACCAGCTCGGCCAGGCCCTGGCGCGGGTGGATGACCTGCACACGGAACTGCACGCCGTAGCCACGCGCGTTAGGGCCCTGGAGAAGCTGACCGAGCCGAAGACCGGCGGCACCGACGGGAGCGCCCAGCCCCCGCCGGCCACGGTGCCCCGCGCCAGCCGCCCCCGGAAAGCCTCCAGCGAGTGAAGGTCATCGTCAACCCAGCCGACCGCTCAGGGTGCGGAAGCCTCCGCATGATCTGGCCCGGCGAACTCCTCCACGCCGCCGGCCACGACGTCGAAGTCCTCGGCCCCGGGCAGAAACTGCGGCTGGTGATGGAACGCGACATCGTCCGTGACGTCCTCGTTGACGCGGACGTCGTGGTGTTCCAGCGGGTCATCCACCAGTGGATGGCCGACGCCATCCCGATCCTGCGCGCCAAGGGCATCGCGGTCGTCGTGGATGTCGACGACGACCTGAGGTCCGTGCACCCGTCGAATCCGGCGTGGGCCGGAATGCACCCGCGCAACGAGGGCAGGCGACTCCTGGACGGGACGATCAACCGCACCTCGTGGCGGCACCTGTCCGCTGCGTGTCGGGCGGCGACGCTGGTGACGGTGTCGACTCCGGCGCTGCTCCCGGTGTACGCCTCGCACGGGCGGGGGCAGGTGCTGTACAACTACCTGCCGTCGTCGTATTACGGGTTGTCCCGCGAAGACAGTGACGTCATCGGCTGGCCCGGGTCGTACCACTCCCACCCCAACGATCCGGAGGTGGTGGGCGGCGCGATCGCCCGCCTCGTCGACGAGGGCGCCCAGTTCGTGATGCGCGGCGACTCCACCGGCGCCGGCGCGGCGTTCGGCCTGGCGCAGGACCCACCCGGCGGCGGGGTGCCGATCGGCGAGTGGCCGCGGGCAGTCGCCGAGTTGGGCATCGGGATCGCTCCACTGGCGGACACGAAGTTCAACGCCGCGAAGAGCTGGTTGAAAATTGAAGAGATGTGCGCGGCCGGCGTGCCATGGGTGGCGTCACCGCGGGCGGAGTACCGGCGGCTGCACGCGATGGGTGCCGGCGTCCTGGCGGATCGGCCGCGTGCTTGGTATCGAGAGCTGAAGCGGCTGCGTGATTCGGCCGGGCTGCGCGCGGAGTTGTCGGATGCCGGGCGCGTGGTGGCCGCGCAGCTGCGCCTGGAGGATCATGCGTGGCGTTGGTTGGATGCCTGGAGCCGGGCGTACGAGACGCAGCAGGCTATGCCGCGGTCGACGGTAGCGGTGTAGCGGCCAGCGGTTCGAGCCGTACGTCACGGACCCACGACATGCCGCAGGCGAGGCACAGTTCGTGCTGGTCGGCGGCTACGAGGCTTTCGCTTTTGCAGAGGAAGCATTTGGCGCGGGTGCGTACGCGCATAGCTTGGTGGCGTTGGTAGGTGTTGGTGCCGCCCCAGTAGCCGTCGCAGCGTTTCAGCATGGCCCAGGCGAGGCAGGTGGCGCGGACTGGGCACGGGTCGCACCATGCGCGGGCGGCGTTGAGGCCGGCCTTGGTTTCGATGCCGTCGGGGATGAAGGTGTTGAGGGGCTGGCCGTTGCAGGCTCCGTCGGCCATCCAGGCGATGTCGTCGGCATTGGTGAGCAGCCGGAGGGGTGTACTCATTGGGAGTCCTTCACTCTGCTGGCGGCTTCAGCGTCGAGCTCGTCGGCGATTGAGTGCAGCACGACGGCGTGACCGAGTAGGGCGACGTCGTCGCCGAGCTTGTCAGCGATCCAGCGCAGTGACTCCGAGTGCGAGCGGCGCCGGATGGCGATGGGGGTGGCGGGGCGGTCGCACATTGGCCGTTCCTCTCAGGCGCAGGGGGTGCCGTCGTTGACAGCCCACACGATGGCCCCGCCTTCGTTGCACTGCCGGATGCGGCCCTGCTTGTGGAGCCGGGAGCAGGAGAGATAAACGGCGTCCCGGTCGAGGCCGGTGGCGGTGGCGAGGGCGCTGCGCGAGTGCGGCCCGGCAGCGAGCAGGTCGTAGATGCCTTCGTCGCGGGCTATGACGGCGGGGTCACGGGGGCGGCCTACGGGTTTGGCTGCTGTTGCCATGGTGGCTCCTGGTTTGCCGGTCCGGTTAAAGGCCATTGCGCCGATGATAGCGGTTTGGCGCTAGCGCCCGTGGGGTCCCGGTCCGCTGCGAGCGGACAAGGGTGGGCCCGCCCCGGCTGGAATGCCGAAGCGGGCCCGAGGAACAAAGATCAGCGGCCACGCAGACGCGGCGCCAGCTTCCACAACGACAGACCAGCCGCGATCAACGTCGTCACCGCAACAACCGCAGCGAGCAAACCGAAGCCAGCGCCAGTCGCAGCCAGCGTCGCGCCAGCAGCGCCGCCCGTGGCCACGCCCCCGATAGAGCCGTACATGATGATTCCCTTCTCAGTACTTCTGGTGAGTGAACGTACAGCGCCGGGAATGGCCGTTAGGTGGCAACCCAGCGCTCTTCCTTCCGGCGCGCCAGGTCGTACAGCGCCCGGAAGAAAACCGCGTGTTGGAACACGTCGTAGATGAGCTCCGGAACCATGACCAGAGCCAGGAGCACGGACCGCCAACCCGCCCGCCGCACCGAGACGACCTTCTCCACGATGAAGATCAGACCGATGGAGGTCCAGAACGGCGAGACCCCGACATGCCCGATGAGGGTGAGCTGCAGGGCGAGGAACAGCAGGTACAGGGCGAATGCGAGGGCGCCGCAGCCCATCATGATCTGCTTGCCGAAGTACGGGGCCGTCACCCGCGTCCAGCCGTAGTCGCGCAGGTTCTCCAGGGCGCCGCGCTGCCACCTCATCCGCTGGTTCCACAGGGCCCGCGGGTTGGTCATGACCTCGGTGGTGACGGTGCACGCCGCGGGGCTCATGGTGCGGTAGCCGAGGGTCTTGACGGCCTTGGTGATCTCGTCGTCCTCGGTCAGCGAGGCGAGGCTGTAGTACGAGGTGCCGCCGCCGAGCTTGCCGTCGACACGGGCCTGCCTTATCTGCCGCAGGACCCGGACCCTGAAGAGGCTGGCCGTGCCGGTGAGGACGGTGGCCTTGCCGCCCGTGCGGCCTATCTCCCACGCGTACCGCTGGTACTCCATGCGCTGAAGCTGGCCGAGGATGCCACCGCCGGCCTCGCCGTAGAAGATGCCGCCCACCGCCCCGACGCGGCGGCCCATGGCTCCGGCTGCGTGCTCGAGGAAGCGGGGGTTGAGGACGGTGTCGGCGTCCTGGACGAGGACCAGGTCGTCATCGTGAAGGCCGGGCAGCACCTCGTCGAGGGCCGCGTTGAGTGCGCCGGCTTTCTTGCCCTGGCAGGCGGGGATGTTGAGGACCCATGCGCCGGCGTCGCGTGCCGTGTTGAGGGTGGCGTCTGCGTCGGTGCAGTTGTTGGCGACGGCGATGATGGTGTCTGGGCGGTGGGTCTGGGCGTGGAGGCCGTGGATGGCTGCGGCGATACGGTCGGCTTCGTTGCGGGCGGGTATGAGGACGACGAGTTGTCTGTGGGCGTGCAAGGGTTCCCCCGTGGTGGTTGGTTGGGTGGCTGCGTCCCGGCCGGTGTCATCCGGGGCGCAGCCGGCTCGGTTGGGTCAGGTGAGCTGCTGGCGGGTGACGAGCGGGTGCGGTTCCAGCGCGAGCCAGTCGCATCCGGCGTGGAGGTGGATGGATCCGTTGTCGTCCTGGCGGGCGTCGTCGATGGCGAAGGACATGTTGTTCGCCTCGGTGGTGAAGTGGCCGCGTGCGAGGTCGCGGTCGGCGTAGACGCCCAGGACGGTGCCGCCCTCGTGGTCCTCGCCGGTGGAGAGGATCCAGACGACCGGTCCGGCGGGGGCCTGCTGCGGGTGGTGGCGGTCGATGTCCTGCATGTGGCCCTCCTCGGGCGGTCGGTGCGGGTGACTGGGGCCCGGCGCGAAGGCCGGGCCGGGGACGGATCAGGCGGGGCCGATCGTGTCGAGCAGCGCCTTCACCTGGTGGGCGAACTCGCGGACGAGGTGCCCGTTCGGGTCCATCGGGTGAACCTGGGCGAACACCTGGCGCTCCAGGTCGCGCACGGTGGCCAGTAGGGCGGCGAGGTCGGCCGAGGGCTTCGGTTCGTCCGGGGCATTGGCCATGGTCGGCTCCTATCGCTCGTTGGTCTTGATGCGGATCAGGTCGAGGCCGGGGCCGCCCTGTTCGTCTCCGGCGATTTCTTCGGCGGTGTAGTGCAGGTGCCGACCGCAGGCGAAGAACCAGTTCCGTTCGAGCTTGTCGCCCTTCTCCCGGAGCTTCCAGGTGGGGCGGATTCGGCAGGACCCGAGCGGGCCGCCATCGCACCCCGGTCGGCTTGTGGCGTTCATTTCTGGCTCCCCTGCGGTTTGGTGCTCGGTGCGGGCGGTCGGTGGCTGAGTGCCTCGTGGGGTGCGCGTGCGGTACGCGCACCCGGGCGGCGGTCAGCCGGCGGCCGGGTAGACGGGCCATCCGCCCATCCCAGTCGGACGGTAGGACTCAAGTTCGTCCACATCCGCCGGGCGGTGGTCGTCGATGATGCAGCGCAGCCAGTCAGGCATGTCGGCGACGGGGGGCCACATTTCGGCTGTGTCCTCCCATTCGACGGTGATGTCGACGCGGGTGATGTCGCTGCGGAGGCCGTAGGTGAGCCGCAGTCCGAGGGGCTGGCGGGTCCGGCCGATGACGTTGGTGAGTTTCGGGGCGTCGGTGAGGTTGATGCGGACTTGGTGCTGGATCTCGCGGACGGTGGTTTGCATGGCGGTCTCCTTGCTCGGGGCGGACGGGGCGGCGGTCGGCTGAGCGTCATCGGTGACCGGGGTAGCCGGCGCCGCGCCTTCGTTGAGGACGTACGTCGGGCACCGGCGCGAACGCGGGGTGCCCTTCCACTCGGTGGTCTCGAACGCCACGGTGTCGCCGTCGAGGTGAAGAGCTGTCACCGCCAGGTGGTGATGTCCGAAGGTGATGATTCGGTCGCCGACCTTGACCTCTCCTGCGGGGATGACGCGGATGGTGTGCTCGGTGGTCTGGTTTTCGGTGTTCATTGCGGCCTCCTGGCTGGTTGCGGTCTGGGTGGCGTTGAAGTTGGTCTCAGGCGATCCAGTCGTTGGCGGCCCAGCGGGCGTGGCCGCCGCCCCGGAGCCAGCGGTCGTACTCGCGCCAGTTGCTCGCGGTGTCGGCCGCAGAGTTGCGGGCGCTCCACCGGTCCCAGCCGCGCGGGCACAGGCCCTGCACGACGGGCTTGTTGGCGCCGAGGAAGCACGGCCCGCAGTCCTCGGCGTGGTCCCAGAACGCGTCTTCCGCGTCGGCTAGGGCCTGTTTGGCGAGGGCTTCGGACTTGGGCAGGGTGGCGGCGGCGAGGGGCTCCGGGTGCGGAGCGGCGGCCGGGGCCGGCCGGGCGATGACGCCGGCCGGGGTGAGTGCGGCGGGGCCGTAGACGAGGTACGCGACGGCGGTCACGACCGGGTCGCCTGTGGTGACGGCGGCCGAGGCGAGGCGGACGATGTGCCCCTCCGTGGCGGCCAGCTGGGCTCGGTGGGCGTCGAGATCCGCACGGCGGGCGGCGATGGTGCGCCGGGCGGTCTCCTGATAGCCGAAGGCGTTGTGCCGGGCTTCCCACGAGTGCCACCGGTCGGCTTCGAACTGGCGCCGGATGCGGAGGAGGTCGGTCCAGGCCTGGTCGAGGTCGCGGATGATGGCGTGTCCGGTGGTGTCCTGCTCGATGAAGTTGGTCTATGCGCACTCCTGGTAGGAGGAGGCGAGCAGGTGGCGGGTGCCCTTGTAGGTGCGGAGTCCGGCGTACAGCGCCTCGTCGATGGGGCCGTAGCAGGCGACGTGGATCCAGCGGCCGGTGGTGCGGTGCTGCGACCACACGCGGAGGGGCTCGGCACCGGTCGCCGCGCGGTGGGCCTTGGCCACGTGCCGGCCGAACCAGGACTTCTGGCCGTCGGGGAGGTCGTCGCCGCCGACGCGGGCGAGGAAGTCGCCGGTGCGGACGAGGCGGCCGGTGGCGATGTGGGAGGCGTTGGCGCCGCTCAGGGTCCAGTAGGCGAGGGGGCGGCTGATGTTGCGGGCTGCGGTGATGAGGCGGTGGGTGGTCTTGCGGTAGCGAGCAATCATCGTGATCCCCCTGGTCTCCTTCGGTTTCTGTAATACAAGAATGCACCTCTACTGCGAGCTTGTCAACTCCTCGCCGCAGATAGATGAGGGTTTCTGTAATACCGATGAGACATAAAGAGGCCCCCGCTACGGTCGAGCAGCGGGGGTGGGTGGCGCGGGTCAGGCGGCCTAGACGGCGAGGATGTCCCGCTCAGTCGCTCCGGCCCGCAGCGCCCGGTAGATGGCCTCACGGGCGGCGGTCCGAGCCTTGACGGCAGGGGTGCCACTGGTTCCGTAGAGGCGCCGCGCGTTGGCGGCTTCTGCGACGGCGGTCCGTGCGGCCTGCACCTCGGTGACGGCGTCCGGGGTCTCGGTGACAGGAAGCTCATCCTGCTCGGCGCCGTCGTGGAGGTCACTCCACAGAGCGGCGGCGGTCTCGGCGACGTTCGGGGTGGTGATGCCCTGCCGCCGGGTCCACTCGCCGAGGGGGCCGCCGGAGGTGGTGATCCGGTAGGTGCCGTAGGAGGTGGCGATCTCGAACCGGTAGCCGCCGAGGGTGGCGGTAAGCAGGGCGCCCGACTCCTTGCGCTCCACGAGGGCAACGACGAAGGCGGTGAACTCGGACTTGGTGGTCGCGGCGGTGGTCATATTGGGCTCCCCTGCTTGCTGTCCGTTTCTGTATTACAATAATGCTCCCCCGAGGTTGGGTTGTCAACCTTCTCCCACAGGTGAATACTGGTTCCTGTAATACAGAACCCCCGAGGAGGACCCATGGCCAGGCCAGCAACCGGCCAGACCCCCGTCAAGACCTTCCGGCCACCGATCCCGCTCTGGGAGGAGGTCATGAAGTACGTCAAGGCGGAGAAGCGTCCGTACGCCGACGTGGTCATCGAAGCCCTACACGACTGGCTGAAGAAGAAGGACCGCGAACGCCCGGCCGCCGACGCCACCGAGGAGAGCTGACCCATGGCCGACCTGACCCACCGCGTCGTGTTCGTCCTCGCAACGGACACCGCAGAAGTCGCCCACTTCTCAGCCAACACCGCGATCCCCGTACCCGATGCCGGCGTCCCGATCACGCTGAGCGGCCCAAGATCCTTCACGGTCCAGGGCATCGCGGGCGTCACGTACGAGCAGGGTCCGTCCGGAGTGGAGGTCGTCACCACGGTCGACGTGGTCCCGGCCGGTGCGATGCCTGGGAAGCAGGCGGACCAGGTCAGTCGCACGGACCAGCTGCGGGATCGTATCCGTGCCGAGGGCGGGCGATGGGATCAGAAGCGGGCCCTGGCTACCTACGAGGCGCTGGGCTTCCACTGCAACCTGCCGCGCGCCCGCCGTAACCTTCGCCACGTCGCGGAGACGAATCCGGGGTTGCTGGTCCCAGTTGATGGGCTGCGTTGGACGTTCGATGTCGAGGAGGGCTGACCCATGACCGACAGCACCGCCCTCGGCGACCGCATGAAACGCCACGAAGCCACCTACCGCGCCGTGCTGCCCCGCCGCACCTACACCCTGCTCCGCCTCGACGGCCGCGCCTTCCATTCCTACCTGCGCGGCGCGACGAAGCCCTACGACGAAGCGTTCATGGCAGACATGGACGCCGTCGCCGAAGCGCTGTGCGGCGAGATCACCGGCGCCCGATTCGCGTACACCCAGTCCGACGAGGTCAGCGTCCTCATCTCCGACTTCACGAGCCTTGGCACTGAGCCGTGGTTCGGTGGCGTCGTCGCCAAGCAGCTCACCGTCTCCGCATCACTGGCCACGGCTGTCCTCAACGAACGCCGTCCGGGCCGCGCCCTGTTCGACGCCCGGCTGTTCACGCTCGCCGACCCGGTCGAGGTCGCCAACTACTTCATCTGGCGGCAGCGCGACGCCGTCCGCAACTCGATCTCTATGGCGGCGCAGGCGAAGTTCTCTGCGAAGCGGCTGCACGGTGTGAGTAGCGGGCAGATGCAGGAGCTGCTGTGGTCCGAGTACGGCGTCAACTGGAGTGCCTACCCTGACGGCTGCAAGCGCGGCCGGGTGGCGCAGCGTCGTACTGGGGAGCGGCGGGTGGAGTACGTCGACCGGCGCAGCCAGGAGACCGTGCAGACCACGGCGGTGCGGTCGTGGTGGGAGGCCAGCCCGGCGCCGCACTTCACTGCTGACCCCGGCGACTGGCTCGCCGCGATGATCCCGCCGTTGCCGACGCTGGTGAGTGCCGCATCTGGGGAGCAGCCCGACCCGAGGAGCAGCACGTGAGCGGCGATCTGCAGATCCACCCGTACCTCTGCCCCATGTGCGTCGGCGGCATCACCCCCAGCCTCAACAGTGGCGCCGAACGTTGCATGCACTGCTCCGGCACCGGCCTCACAGACGACCCATGCGGCCCAGCGGAACGCGCGCCCCGGCCGCCCGGCGTGATGCGGGCAGCATGCGCGGACTGTGCACTGCGGCCCGGCTCGCCGGAGCTGGAGGCCAACGGGGCGACGCTGCCGGACGATGAGCCGTTCTTCTGCCACCAGGGCCTGCCGGTCTCGGCGTTGGGGCGGTACACGCCGGTGGCGATGTTCCGGGGCTTGCCGCTCGGCGCGATGGTGTGTGCCGGGTGGTGGGCGTTGGAGACCGGCGAGGTGCTGCCGGGCAAGCCGTACCGGGAGGTGCCCATCACTGAGGATGACGTCGAGAAGCGGTGGGGGCCGAAGCCGGCCGACCAGAGGAGCGAGACGTGAGCGACGAGCACACCTTCTTCTGGGTGTGCGCGACCTGGTCTGTCCCGACCTGCATGTTCTGGGCGGGCGGCGCTTGGGCTGACGTTGGGCTGTGGGTCGTGATCGCTCTGGTCGTCTTTTGGGTGGCGCACTTCGCCCGCCCGTGATGGAGACGCAACGATGCCCGATCGCGACGGGGGGACGCGATCGGGCATCGGGCTTTGCCGGGCGTTACCCGACGTGAACCACCAGTGTGGCAGACGGTCAGACGTCCGCGCCGGGGAGTCCCGCCACCGACCTCTCATACTCGGCCACCTCGGCGGCGGCCCACACGCCCAGCGCAGCGGCCAACTCATCCGCGCGATCCCACCGCTCGGTGAGAGCCGGACCGGGTGCACCAGTGTCGGCCAGCTGGCGGACAGTGGCGGCCACGACACCAGGCGCAGCGAAGCCGTCCACAGGCAGATCAGGCAGGTCACCTGAGAGCAGCGGCTGAAGCCGCCCGCCCTTCGTGACCTTGCCCCACCGCCAGAACGGGCCTTCGGGGTGCTCGTCGGTGCCGTCGGGGTTGTGCCACTCCCAGATCACGGTGAGCCCGTACAGCCACCGGTCCTCGGCCAGGCCGGAGTCCTCGTCGAGGTTAATGATGTTGTCGATGGCGGGGTAGTCGCCGGGGCCGGTTGGCTCCGGGGCGCCTGCGCCGGAGGGCGGTAGGCCGGTCTGGGCGAGCGCGGCGTGCACTGCGGTGACGTAGGTGGTGGCGATGTCGGGAATGCGCATGGGGCGATCCTCTCGCGGGTCGGTGAGTCAGCGCAGCGTGATGGCAGACGGTCAGCGCCGCGCAGGCATCGGCGGCCGCTTCAACCGGTCGGACAACTCAGCCTGCTTACGCCGCTGCTCCTCAGTCCAACCGCCGGGCGTGGATGTGGGCATGATGGTCCTGCCTGTCTCTTGCGGGATGGGTGGACCGGGGCGGCCGGTCAGCTGCCAGGCGGGCGGCCGCCCCGGGGTTCAGTGGGTGCGCGTCAGGGCGTGTAGCGCCGGTCCTCAGCGGGGTGCCGGACGATCGTCATGCCGCTCTCGTGCCGCTCGACGACGGGGGTAGCCGGGTAGGCAGTCGGGGAGGTAGTTGAGCCCTGACCTGCGGAACTACCCACTACCTGACCCCCCTCAGAAGCGGCCGGGGGAGCGGCCGGGAGCGCAAGCCGATGCACCCCCACCGACGTCTCCCCGGAGACCTTGATGGACTCCTTCACAGGGATGCCGCACGCGTCGCACTGCTGACGCACATCCGCCGGGGTCCACCCAGACGTCAGCCCGGCCTCCTCCAACGCGACCGCCACGTCACGGAGGAGGACACCGTTCCGGTCGCCGATCGCAGCCCGCAGCACAGCAACGAACTCGGCGTCGCCCAGCTCTTCCGGCTCCAGGCCCTCGATGACGGGCTCATCCTCGGAGTCCTCGTCTTTGTCCCCGGCCTGCTTGGACACGGCCAGCGCCGCAGCAGCCCAACCGCCAGCAGCTGGCGCCAGCAGCCACGGATGCAGGCACACGGCGGTGACGGGGAAGGAGCCCACGACGCCGATGGCGCACCAACGCTGCACCGCTTCCCGCCACTCCCCCGGCCACAGCACCGCCCACGCCCGCAACACCAGCACGTCACTCCCCCGGATCAGACGCTCCCCCAGGCTGCTCACTGGACAACCCCCGCATACCAGGCGCCCAGCAGGTTCACGATGCTGCCCAGCGGCACGGCAGCGATACCGGCGACGCCGGCGGACAGGCCGAGGCAGACCCCGGCGACGACGCCGAGGGCGCTCTGGATGCGGGGCCGGCGGCGGGCCCACACGTGGTGGCCGACGACCAGGGCCGTCCAGATGAGGTAGACCGCGTAGCCGCCGGGCGTGAGAACCACAGGCTGAGCGCGGGTGACGGCGGGCGAGGTACCGCCGACGCCGTACACGAGCGCGAGGGTGCCCAAGTTGTCACCAGCCCACAGGCCGAGTTGGGAGATGAAGCCGAGGGCGCTGACGCCGCTGGTGGCGAGGACGGCGAGAAGCCCGTAGAAGAGCGCGAGGAAGAACGGCACAAGCTCCTTCCAGGCGCCCTTGCCGCCTCCCCCATCGTCGTCCTTGCCCTTGCCGCCCTTCTTGCCGTGCTTCATGCGGAAGCGCTGGAGTACGAGGGCGACGATGATCGTGCCGGTGCAGACGCCGCCGAGCCGGACGAAGGGAGAGCCAAGATTCAGTGCCCAGTTCATGGGGTCCTCAGGTGTGCGAGATGACGGCGACGTAGACAAGGGCGCAGCCGATGACGACGACGGTGCCGAGAGCGGACCGCATCGCGCGGCGGTCCAGGCGCACGACACCGAGTGCACCAGCGAATGCAGAGACCACGAAGAATGCGAGTGCGGCTGCGGCGTGCATCTCAGGCCCCTTCAGCTAGCTGCTGCTGAATGCGCTGCGCCCGCTTCTGGCCGACACCGAGCCCGGCTTGCAGGCGTCGCAGGGATGCGGGCCGTCCGGTCTCGGCGAGTGCGGTTGCGTTCACCTGGAGTGCGGCCTCCAACATCTCGGCGTCCGCATCCGGGGTGATGAGCTGGTGGACTGCACTGCGGTGCCGGGCTGCGGCGAATGCGGGTGCGAAGGTCTCGGGGAGCGGCGGCAGGGCGGGTGCGGGGGGCTGCTCGGTAGCCACCTGGACCGCCTCGGCAGCGACACGGTCGAACGTCACGGATACGGCCGCATCCAACTGCGCATCCGTGAGTGCAGGGGCAGGGACACGAGCGAGTGCGTCGTGTACCTGTCGCATGAGTGCACCGAATGCGAGGAGCGCGGCGACGGGGGGTACCGCGGCGACGATGTACTCCAGCAGATGCGCATCCGCGCCGACGCCTGCGACGTTGAGTGCGATGGAGCCGAGGCTGCCAGTTGCGGCGAGTGCGATGGCCCAGGGGTCGATACTGCGGCGCAGCGAGGCACGGAGGATGAGGAGTTCCCCGGCGACGATGAACAGGTCGACGGTTGCGGGCCAGGCCCATGCGCGTGCGCCATCGAGGCCGTTGCCGCCTGCGATGTCGTGGAGGTGTTCGTAGCTGAGCCAGAATGCGGCGGCGGTGAGGGTGATGGTGACGACCGCGGCGCCGGCGGCGAGTGCTTTGAGTGCGTCGGGGCGTTGCACGGTGGTCTCCTGGGTTGGGGTGGCCGGGCTCGCGGTGGGGGCAGGGGGTTGGCCGCGGGCCCGGCCGGTTGGTGGGTTCAGCGCTGTTTGTCGGACCAGGCTTGGCCTTTGCGGGCGGAGCGGTCGGCGCCGCCGTGGTGGTACCGGTGGCGGCGTCGGGTGGAGCGCTCGTTGTCCTTGCGGGCTGCGCGGTCGGTGGCTGACTCGCGGCCCTCGTACTGGGCGGCGAGCTTGGCGGTGCTGCCGATGAGGCCGAAGAACGCCATCAGGGGCGCTTGCCGATGTTGGCGCTGACTGTCGGGTTGGCGGCGCGGTCCTCGGTGCAGCGTTCGACGGTGGCGGGCTCGGCGACGACGCGGGACGGCTGCGGCGCCGGGGGCGCGGGTCGGGGCGTGGTCTGCTCGTTGGCGGCCATCAGGCGGCACTCCCAGCGGGGACGTACGACGCGGCCATGTCCGCCAGGGACATGACGGCGATGACACGCGGAGCGACGCGGCCGGTACGGCAGTTGGGGCAGCTTTCGCCGCTGTAGGTGGTGCCGCATTCGTCGCAAGTGCGCGCGTTCGCGGTGGCGACGCCGGGGCGGGGGGTGGGGGGTACGCCGGGTGCGTCGTCGCGGTGTGCGCGGGGGCTGGGCTGCGGCGGGGGTTGATCGATACGATCCACGGTGGACCTGCCTCTTCGTGAGAGTTGCGGGTGGGTCTGACGGCCCCGGCCATGTGGCGTGTCAGCGCCGGCCGGGGCCGTCTTGCGTAGGTAGCGCGGGCTACCTTCCAATGAGCGTATGGGACCCATACACTCAAGGCAAGTAGCCCGCCCGACGAAAGGGCTCGGGTGTGAGCGAGGAGGCGCAGCGGGTGTCAGACGCCTTGGATGAGGTGGAAGCGATCGCAGACCCCGCGATGCGGGTGCAGACGATGAGCAAGGTGATGACGGAGCAAGCCGAGCGCTATACGCGCTGGAAGGAAGAGCGGCGCGTGATGGTCATCAACATGAGGGCGCAAGGCGTGTCATTCCGCAAGATCGCGGCGCAAGTCGGCACCTCACTGGGCACCGTGCAGGACATCCTGCGGGGGCACACCGGGTCATGGAGCGATCGCCCGAAGAAGGACCCGGACGCCGAGTAGCCGGGCGCAGTACGGCCCCCGGAGCCTCGCGGGGAGAAGCTCCGGGGGCCGCGCGCTACCCAGCCACCTGCCCGGCCAGCATAAGCCGGACGTCACAGTCCCATACGGGAGCTGACCACAGGTCGGGCCTACCGGAGCTGTCGCCCCGCACGCCCGTGTGAGACTGCTGTTCGAACACGCCTGCCCCCGGGCCCCGGACAGGAGCCACACATGACCGCCCCCCTACCCGCCGAATACCAGATGGCAATCGAACGGCTACGCGGAACCTGCTACCGATGACCGGCATATCGAGCATCGACGCCCTCGTAGTGTGGACCGGAGTCCTGGCCGTCCTGGCTGGTGGCGCCGCAGCAGCATGGCGCGCTACCCGTGGCCTGCGGCGTCTCTCACAGAGAGTTGAGGAGTTCGTCGATGACTGGCAGGGGATACCTGGTCGGCCGGGTACTCCTGGCCGCCCTGGGGTGATGGAGCGGCTGGCGCGGATTGAGCATGATTCGCGGACGGTTGCCCACGAGGTGCGGACGAATGGGGGCCTTACTCTGCGGGATGCGGTGGATCGGGTGGAGCGGAATCAGGGTACGGATCCCGGCGAGTAACCCGGCGCCCGGTCTCGGCTTCAACCGGGGCAGGGCTTCCGTGTTTTCAGTATTGACAACCTCCCTCGGGTCTCCTAGGTTATCAATATCGGAAACCGCACGAGGGGGACTCAATGAACACCACCGCCGCAGCCATCGAGGCCAACGTCACCATCGCCACCATCCGCGACTGGGCCCGGCGCGGCGTCATCACCGCCACCAAGACCGCCGGACGCTGGATCATCGACACCGCGTCCCTCGCCCGCCGCATCACCATCGGCCACCTCAAGGCCCGCAAGACCGCGCCGAAGCCGGTCACCCTCTCCGTCGAGACCCTCACCGCCATCGGCGGCAACGAATGGATCCGGGGCGACAAGCACCGCGTCTACCTCAACGACTGGGCCGCCTTCGCCGGGATCGAGACCACCAGCTACAACACCGGAAACATCTCCTCCGTCACCTACCAGGGCGAGAGCGTCTCCAACTCCCAGGGCGGCAAGCTGCTCGGCTCGATCGACAAGGTCTGGTTCGACGCCGCCGACGGCAAGCTCTACTGCCGCTTCGGCTGGAGCGAGTCCCGCGTCGCCACCCGCGAGCAGGTCTGGGACGTGGTCGTCTCCGGCATCCGCGCCGCCATCGCAGCCCTCTGAGCCACCAACCCGCACCGACCGACAGGAGCCTCACCATGTCCCGCATCAGCTTCAACGACGCCGACGGCCAGCTGCGCTGGTTCGACCCCGGCGCCGCCCAGGCCGCCGTCAGCGAGGGCCAGAACTGGGATGGCAACAACTGGCGCGGCGCCTGCTCCGGGCTCCAGACCAGCCAGGCCGTCCTGTACCTCACCAGCAGTGGCCGCTGGATCGAGAACGCCGACGCGCGCAGCGAGCACAACGGCGCCGACAGGTACCGGTACCTCGCCGACACGGAGGCTCGTGATTGGCTGATGCGCTCCGCCGATGCAGGCCGCGAGACCGTCGAGGCTGAGGAGGCTCTCGTAAAGTTCTTCCCGGAGTTGCCGGAGGAGGCTGGCCCAAGTGTGGGCGGACGCCCGAAGGTCGGCCCCCCGATCAACGTCGCGTACCCGACTGAGCTGGTCGCCCGCATCGACGCTGCCGCTAAGCGTGATGGACTGAGCCGTGCCGAGTGGCTGCGGACTTTGGCCGACAAGCACGCGTAGCCGCCGTGACCGTGGCAGCATGGGCATCTCCCCGCCGACGCGGGGATCGTCCGCTGAGCCGTCTCGATCGTGCGTTGTCCCTGCCCGCGCGGGGGTCGTCCCTTGGGTCGTCTCGATTGCACGTCGGCCCCGCCAACGCGGGGGTGTTCCGTTCTTCCGTTTCCATGGCGAGTTGGCCCCGCAGCGCGGGGATGGACCGGGAGACATCTTGGTTGCAGCCTGTGCCCCGCCAGCGCGGGGATGAAGCCCCCGAGCCACTCCGGCCGGGGGCTTCTGCACGCCTACGCCGCTTCAACCAGCCCGGCCCGCGCCGCCAGCCACGCCCTGTTCAGCCGGGCTAGCTCGTCCAGCTCGAGCCGCGTCCACGTCCGGTCACCGTGGGCCCGCACGTATGCGCGCAGACGCTCATTCGCCGCGGCCACCGTCGACCCGGCGGCAGGCGTAACGAAGCACCGCGGACAGGAGGGGGGCATGGCGTCAACTCTACGACCAGGCAGTGACAGTGGCCCGCCAGCAGAAACGCAACGGCCCCCACCATGGGCGAGGGCCGAAGGGCGACAGCCTGGAGCCGACCAGGCGTACCGTTCTGGTGTCGAGTCAGAACGGAGCCCATCGTGCCATACCCCAACGACGAACACACGGGCGGAATCGGGGCGCGCATCGCCGAACTGCGCGCCGTACGCGGCTACTCGCTCAGACAACTCGGCCAACGCGCCAACGTCTCCGCATCCATGCTCTCCATGATCGAAAAAGGCGACCGCAACGCCAGCGAAGTCATCATCGCCGCAGTCGCCCGAGCCCTCCACGTCGGCGTCTCCAACCTCCGGGGCCAGCCCTACCGTGAGCAACTCCAGAAAGACCAGATCGACCGCATGCTCGAACCGCTCGGAAGCGCCCTCGACAACTGGGACGTGCCCCCAGACGAAGCCGCGCCACCCCCCCGCCCGCTTGGCGAGCTCCGGCAGGACGTCATGGGGACACGCGAGATGCGGGAACAGGCCGACCTCGGCGGTCTCGCCAACGAGCTGCCCGCTCTCCTCGCCGAGCTCGTGCACGCGGTCCAGATACACGACGCACCGGGTCGGGCCCGCGAGGAGCTGCACTGGCTCCAGGCCGAGGCTGCGCGCGGCGTGTGGCGCGTCGCATACCGCATCGGCGAAATGAGCCTTGCGCGCCTGGCCCTGTCCCGCATGTCCTCGGCGGCGGCTGGGTCAGGTGACCCCCGACAGGTGGCTGTTGAGCGGTGGATGCGCGCACAGACCTCCTTCGAGGGTGGCCGGCCGGGCCTCGACATCGGTCTGCGTCTGCTGCATCAGGCGCTTCGGGACCTTGTGGACGATGGCGAGGTCGGGACGCGGGCCGTGCGCGGCTCCCTGTACTTG